ATGATTAAACTAAGACCATATCAAAAACAAATTGTAACACAGGGTGTAGAGCTTGTAACACGTTACGGTTTCGTGTACCTGGCTATGGAAGTTAGGACTGGTAAAACATTGACAAGCTTGAGTATATGCCAGCGTTTAAACGCAACCAATGTTTTGTTTGTTACCAAGAAAAAAGCTATATCAAGTATTGAAAATGATATGAGTTTGTTACAAGCACCGTTTAAACTACACGTAATTAATTATGAGTCTCTGCATAAAGTGTCTCATGAGACAATATATGACTGTCTCATTATAGATGAAGCACATACTATTGGTGCTTATCCAAAACAAAATAAGAGAAGTGGTCAAATAAAACGGTTAATAAATATTCATCACCCTCGTGTTATTTTATTATCAGGAACCCCAACCCCAGAATCGTATAGTCAAATGTATCATCAGGTGTCTGGGATACCATCAAATCCTTTTGCTTACTGCAAAAACTTTTATCAGTTTGCAAATAATTATGTGACTGTTACAAAGAAAATTATAAATGGTTTCCCTATCAATGATTACTCAAGGGGTAGAGATGATATACTTAAAGTCATGAGAAAGTATATGATATCTTATTCACAAAAAGAAGCTGGCTTTAAAGTTCAAACAGACGAGGAGATTTTATACGTGGACATTTGTCCTGATGTTACAGACATGATGAAAAAACTTTCTAAAGATAGAGTATTGAGGGGTGAAGACGAAGTAATACTGGCAGACACTCCTGTAAAGTTAATGATAAAGACTCACCAAATGAGCTCAGGAACTATTAAGTTTGAAAGTGGTAACTCCATGGTTTTGTGTACTAACAAAGCAAGCTTTATTAGAAACAAGTTTGCTGGTAAAAAGATAGCAATCTTCTACAAATTTAAGGAAGAACTCAAAGCATTAAAAGAAGAATACGGTAATTTACTTTGTGAAACACTTGACGTGTTTAACACTACACCACGCTCCATTGCATTACAAATAGTCAGTGGGCGTGAGGGAATTAGTTTACGTAAAGCAGAAGCTTTAGTTTACTACAATATTGATTTCAGTGCTACAAGTTACTGGCAATCAAGAGATAGAATGACAACAAAAGATAGGTTATATAATAAGATATACTGGGTATTTTCTAAAACAGGTATTGAAAAACAAATCTACAAAGCTGTTGTTAAAAAGAAAGATTATACGCTCAATCATTTCAAGAAAGATTTAGTAACTTTAGGTGATGACGGAGCAGAAGATACAAGCTAAAGTAATTAAAGAGATGGAGGCTAAAGGCTACTACGTTATTAAGTTAAAGATGACAAACAAAAATGGTATCCCTGACTTAATAGCCATACCGCCAAACTCTGATGTTGAATTTATCGAAGTCAAAAAAACAAATGGGAAAGTTTCAAAGCTACAAGAATATAGAATTGAAGAACTTGAAGAACATGGATGTAAAGTTATCGTACGTAAAGGACTTTGAATTAGATGATTATTTTATTTCAGCATTAGAAAATTTACCATCTACTTTATCTTTAACTATCGCTCTGTATATTGAAGAGCACCTTCCTGAACTGGAGGTGAATAGATTATGCTCACATGTACGAGCTGGATTAGTTTATCATTATGGAGAAGCTATTCCTTTTATTATAGAAATCACAAAGTCTGAAGAAAATTTCATAGTGTTAAGTGACTTACAGTTTATTGACATGGATGAATACTTAGACTTTATAAATCTTAAATTAAATTTAAATGTCGACGAAAGATTCAGCTATCCAAAACTTGTTATTAGAAGCCAGTAGAGTTTTCCAAATAGACATTCATCTTAATTCTCGGAAAGAACAATACATACTTGCCAGAGCTGTTTGTTACAGTATTTTAAGAGACTGTTTAAACATGACGTATCAAGAGATAGCAAAAGTTTTTAACAAAAACCATGCTACTGTTATACATGCTTATAATGAACTACCCTACATGATTAAATACAACAAATCTTTAGCAGAAAAAAAAGTAGAATTGTTAAAAAAGTGGGGTGAAAACTACCATTTAAAGCGTTATACCAAACGTTCTGAGCAGATAAAAGATTTGCAAGATAGGATTTTTTTGCTTAATTTGGAGTCGAGACTATTACAAAAACAATTAAACGAGCTACAAAATGTCTGAAGATTGTAAATATAAAGCTACTGATATAGATAAGATTTTATCTTACATCACCTGGTCAGACAAAAAAAAGATTGATACATTGTTACATATAGATTGCACTCAATACGCGAACTTGGGAACGGACAGTACAATAGGGGAAAAAAAGAATGTACGAACCCAATCAAGAAATATTTACCGAGCGATAAAATCTATAGACGAATCCAAAGGAAAACTTTTACTTGATTCTATGGATAAATAATTGATGACGCCACCCATATCGAAAAATGACAACCAGTCTATTTCTCACATTAACCACGTGACAAATAGTAGTCATGACTTGGTGGACCAATTATATGAGGATTTAATGGACCGTGATAACGAGAAGGCCAAGCAAACAGCTCAGAATATTTGCAAAGTCATGGCCGAATTAATACAATCACTAACAGACGAAATATGAATAGAGATAGAGCCTTGGAGCTTAAAAAGTTTGCTCAAACTATAGCAGACAGATTTTCTAATTTCAATCGGGATGGAAATCAAAACAAAGAAACATTTTCAGTTGAAGATATTATACCACTATCAGATGATTCAGCTGTAATAAATTTTAAGAAAACATCAACACTTAAACAAAGCGGTAAACTGGCTGTAGCTTTTTGTTATTATATTAATAGAGGAAGGTCTAAGGGTTGGAAGTATTTTTTCCCAACCGATTCCCACGTGAGCGGAATGCAGGCATTCCACTTTTATAAGTTACAAGCGGAGAGGACAAACTATAGTAAGAATTAAGACGCTTGTGTTCTCTTAATTCAGCGCACTTTTCATAGTCCTCCAGGTCTACAAAGTATTCCATCAACACATCAAAGACATCATCCTCCATAGACACCACTGGTTTAGTTGGATTAAATATAAATGCTGGTGGGTTATTATCATCATCTAACAACTCTTCATAAGAAGCTTTACCAGTTAACAATTTATAACTGTCCATCATACATTTATGTTCATCAAAGTATTTCATCTTGTATTTACTCTAACTCTCTTAGGTCTTCTATTTGTTGTAGTTCTTCTGTCTCCACCTTTTCCTCTTTGAGGTCGTCTTCTATTTTTTTGTTCCTCTATTTTTTTTAAACGTTTCTTTTGTTCAGGAGTAAGTTTTTCTTCGGGCGGAAACATATCTTTAATTACTACTCTTCGTACATCTTTATATAAAGGAACAAGTCCTAAATTACCCAACACTTCAAGTATTAACCTTTCTTCTATTTCCTTCATAGCTTTATCTCTTGTCTCTTTTTTTTGTGCTGTTTGAGACGAGATACCCACCTTAACTAATCGAGACAAAGTATTTATAATTGGACCATAAGGACCAGCAAAAGAGTCAACGAATATTTCCTCTAAGCTTTTCTTTTTTAAATCTTCAACACCTATCTGACTGAACACAATAGAGTGTTTATACTTATCATACTCTTCACCATCTCTTAATTCTTCTAATAAATTTCTGTTAACTGATTCTTCTAAGTAGAAATTAATTGGTAGCATAGGGATGTTTCCTAATGATTGTCTTGCAAGAAGAGATATCATTGCTCCTACTATTTGTCTTGCCATTACATCTTCTATTTCTTCGTCTTTATCATCTTTTGCATCAAATAATTCTTCATCTAATGCGCTTGTCAACATACCATACACAGTCATATATGCAGACATTCTAAAAGTAATACCAGCAAGTAGACCAGCAGCTTCAGCTTTTGATAAGTCACCTTTATTAAATAAAGCAAAGATTGCATTTCGTGCAGTCGCAAATTCAAACAAACTAAATCTTGCCATGTATGAATTAGCCATTCTGTATATTGACATACCAGCTTTATCATCTGTTCTTCTCATGTTTTTAATAATGGCATCAGCTGCATTATTAGAAGTTGCCATGGTAACTACTTCACCATCTGCCATAGCTGTTGCATTATCTCGAGCTTCTTTAAACTCAGGAGATAAATATCTCGATGTTCCATCTGCTATTTCTTGAAAATCTTTTTTAGAAATCTTAACATCTTCGCCTGTTATTTCTTTTACCTGGGCTTCAAAGGAGTCTGCCCATTTACCAAACCATAAAGGACGTGACATGGCTTTATCAGGAAAAGTTATTATGTTTGATGCTATTGAATTAACTATTCTACCTGTTAGTTTTAGTCCTGTATATTTTAAAATTTCACCAAAGACATTGTTTAAACGACTTGTAGCTGAACCAGCTTTAGCATCTAAACCACCGTAGTCTGACATTTGTGTATGTTTAGATTCCATTACGTCAGCATTATAAAGTTTACTTGTTTGTGATGACCTAAGATTTGTCATGGCATCAAAACCAGCTGTAACATTTTTTGGATTAGCAACCCACGTGGCAAAGCTTTTGTAAGCTCTGGCTGCCATAGCAGGATTCTTTAACATGATACCAAAGTTTGCTACAATTTCAGCTCCCATTCTGTATATAGAACCTAAGGTGGCTTGATAACCAAGACGCATTAAGTTCATTGTACTTAAGTTATCACTTGGCGTATCTGTATATGTTCCTTTTAAAATAATATCTACTACCTCTGTCTTAGCTTTTTCAATAGCATTTATCGCTTGCTTCGCATCTTTACTTCCGCTTTTCGCATCCTCTTTAACTCTTTTTATAGTTTGGTCTACTTCTCTTAATGTCTGGGTCATCTCATAATCCATAATAGTTTCTTGAGCTCCACGCATTGCTGAAAAGCTTGGGTCAAAACTAATAGCTTTAGCACCATTTGTTCTGGTGACTATTGTATTTGATTTCGTGCTTGTTACATTGTTATTTACTTTGTCTACTAATTTTTGTACGGTTTGTTCGTTCTTTGTTTTAGGGTCTATAACATAACGGTGACTATAATTATTATATAACTCAACAGGTTGACCATGTAAATTAGCTGCGTTATATTCAGCTTCAGACGCTAAAGAATTATTCACATCATCATATAACGCCAGGGCTTTCTTTTCTTTAGCGGTTAAAGAGTTTTCTATTTTTTCTAAACTTATTTGTCCATCTACTTCAAACTCTGCTTTTAATTCTTTAAGTATTATTGCATCTTGTTCGTTTAAAATACCCTCATTCTCTATAGCGTCTATTGTTTTATTCATAAAGTCTATAGCAGGAGGAGTCTTTGCGTTAGGTTTACCGTCAACAAAATTAGATTCATGTTCTCTTTGTAACTGTAACACTCTAAGTTTGTATTTCTTTTTGACTAAAGCATTTCTTGTTATACCTAATCTATTACCGTCAGTGTTTAATAATTTTTCAGCTGCATTTACTTTTGTCTCTAATCTTTTTATTTTAGATTTAACAGTTTCTAAAGACCTTGCTATCTTACCAAACGTATTGTTATAAAGTGTTTTACTATTTCTATTTCCAAACACATCATCAATAAAGAAAGTTGAAAGACTACGAATTCTTTCTGTTAAAAACCCTCTTTTTGTTCTTGCATTTTTTATTTTACTATATAGATTAGTTATAGCATCTACATATTTATTTTGTGTAAAGGCTCGAATGATAGGATTAACTTGGTTAAAACTTTTTATAGCATTAAGCTTTGTTGCTATGTCAGTAACTGGTTTACCAGCAAAACCATTCTTAATGTTTTCTATTATCTGGTCTAATACTTTTAAATCAGAATCATCCAGTTGTTTCATTTCTTCTGGAGTCATGTTTAATATTTGACGCGCATCTTCTTTAGCTCTTTTATCTGGTATATTATTTAAGTCAGCTTCAGTAACTGTCTTTTGTTTTTCAGATATAGTTTTAATAGTTGCATCTGCATCAAAATCATCAGGTGTAGGCTCAGCTTTAATCGAATCAATATCTTCATTTATATTTTCCTGGACACCATTAATTATCTCCAGAGCTTTTGGTAAAGTTTCTTGAGCTTTTTTAAACGAAGGAACTTTTTTACCTGAGCCATACTCAGATGTAAGTTCTATAAAAGAATCTAATAAAGGTTCTGGTATGAGTGCAGGGTTTATACTGAACACTGTCTTCAACGCAGCTTTTAAATCAGCTGGTAATACACCAGTCTTTGCTCCACCCACTTGCTTCTTAGCTTTTCTGGATTGTTTCCTGGCAGTGTTTAAACGTTGTACATAATCTGCTTTTGTAAATACATTATCTACAAATGTCAAGAAGTTATCTACAGATTTTTTATTATTTAGATTTACATTTGCAAATCTTTTTGTAACTGCTTTTACTTTAGCTTGTGAAATCTTACCAAGGTTTTTTCCAAAGCTACTTATTAGACCAGCTATGTTTTTCATAGACTTTTTATAAGCAGCTGCTCCTTCTCTTGCAGCTTTAGCTTCTTTTCTTATTTGGTCTTTAAGTGCTACTCTTTCATTTACTACAACCTTTTTATCTTTAGGTTTACCAAGTATCTTTTTAACACTTGGTCCTTTTTTAACCTTGACTCCTAAATCTTCCGTAACCTTTCTAACTAACGCATCAAACTGAACATCATTCAGTTCAGAACGTAGTTTGGTTTGTGTTAAATATTCAGTTACTTGCTTTACTATGTAAGCAGGATTCATAGACTTTGGTCTACGACTAAGTATTTTTTTCTTTATGTCTTGTGCTATTTTTTCTACACGACTTTGGTCGGCCGTTACTTGTGGTGCTTCTTGTGTACCTATATATTCGTTAGGGGATATGCCTTGACTCTCTGCGTCTCTGTTTATCGCCGAGATGACCTTCTTATAAAGGTTTGTCCCCTCTTTGCCTTGGTTGATGAGATTCCTTCGAAGAGTTGCAAGAAACGATTTTCTTTCCTCAACTGTGATATATTCACTTTTGATTGATTCCCTTGTTTTTGCGGTGTGTTGGATGTTTCTGCCATCTAAATTATCTTTTAATGCTTGTAATTTGTTAAGGACATCTACCTCTGTAGCGTCATTAAACTTGAACAAAGTTAATAAATTATTTGATTCATTCAAAGTATATTCATCAATACCTACTTCTTTCAGTGCTTGAAAGGTACCTTCTGCATCTGATACTTCCAGTGTATACTCTTGTCCTGTAACGCCTGGTGAATCGTCTGCTACATACTCAGCAGCTATACTTGATTCTTGAACTTCAGGAGATAATGCAGCCAACATTGCTGCGTATTCTGCTGCTTGTTGTAGTGTAGCATTCTTTAATTTTACTACATTACTTATTTCTCTTATCTTATTCCCCGCATCATTTACATAACCACCTACACCTTCTTCTATTTCAATTTCTAATCCTAACTCATTTGCCGTATCTTGCAACCCTTGTTTATACTGTTGGTATTGTGGAGATTTTCTTAGACCACCAGCTTCAGTTGTAGATTCTATACTGGTCTCATAAAACGGTGCAATGTTTACACTTATTTCCTCTTGCGTTTGCGTCTCAATAGGCTTGTCAGCAACCTGCTCTTGGGTCTGACTCTCTGGGGTAACGACCCCTGGGGCGTCTCCTTCTCCCACTTCTGGGCTATCTGTGGTAGATTCTTGTACATCCACCTGCGTTGCGCTTGACTCTTGAAGGGCATTGGCTCTATCGTTTATTTGTTGTTCAGTAGGTTCTAATATACCTTCTGATATTAATTCATCTTTTGCTAATTTAATGAATTTTTTTCTTTCATTTTCCACTTTTGTTTGTACCTCTGATTCAGGAAGTCCAGTCTGCTCTTCAGCTGGGGCTGCTTCTGCTTCATCAGTAATGGATTTAAGTTCTTCATCAATAGCTTTTATCCTTTCTTTGTTTTCAGGAGTATCAGGATTTTCCATATTAGATTTCTCCTGTGTCAATTCTATATATCTTTTTCTATTCTCTCCTTTAATATTGTCAGGAGTCTGTTCGTTTATATTTGCTTGTTGTCTTCTGTTGGTATATTTTTGTTCAAGAGCTGTGTCGTTTTCAATAACAAACTGAGAATCTATTATTTCTTGGTCAGTCATAGTATCAATAGCAGCTTCAATTTGTTTTTTAGTCATCTGCTGCTTTTCGCCTTTCTTTGTCAAGTAACCATAACTTGGTGGTTTAAAAAAGTTTGTGCCTTTACCTACCATGTCATTACCTATCTCTGTCAAACTCCTACCACTTACTGCAGCTGGTACTGATAATACAGAAGAAGCCTGTCCTGTTACACCTTCAAATAAAATTTCAGCTGTATCTTGTTCTTGACCTGTAACTGCTCTTGCGGTGGCTTCACCTGTTGAACCTCCAACAGCTTCAATACCTGCGGCTTTTAAACCAGCCCTTGCCTTCATTCCTTTTGTAATAGCCTTGTCTGCCGCTTTTGCAGCCTTTATGGTGCTACCCCCTATCTTACTTGCTGCTCCTCGTGTAAACGCATCTATAGTACCTATAACGAGACCTCTTGCCATAGCTTTATTTCTAATTGACTGCATGGCATCTGGATTATTTAGTATATTTCTTACTCCCTCTTTATCAAATTTAAAACCTGCTTGCTCCACTTCTTCTTTCATAAACTCTGTAAAAGCTAAACCTGTTTCAAGCGTAGCACTTGCTCCTAATATTGCTCCAGATATACCACCACCAATAGTTCCACCAATAGCTCCAACTGCAGTACCTAATCCAGGTACTATTCCTGTTCCAGCTAATGCACCAGCACCAGCTGCTACACCAGCACCAGTTGCACCTGCCGCTGCAGCACCTGCAATTACATCAGGGTTTACCATTGATGCTATTGATGATATAAATAATTGTCCAAGGACAGTTGGATTTTCACCAACACCTAAAACAAATCCTAAAACTCCCCCACCATTATCCTCATATATTCTGTTAAAAGATTTCATTTCATCAGACATACTATAATCATCCATTCTTTGAACGGCCTCAATATATTTTGCTACATCCTCCTGTGAAGTTTCACTACCAGACACAAATAATTTTCTTGCATCATCTATTGTAGCACCTTGACCTATACCTTGAGCACCTGCTCTGTACATATCACCAAAGAAATCTGTGACAGCATTTTTACCCAGCATTTCTTCAAGCCAAGTATTTTTTTCACCTGACTCAACGTTAGCACCATACCTTGTGCCCACTGGTTTATCTGGTAAATTTTGTTGGGTTTGTATTGAACCTATTTGTGGATTAATACGGTCTACTGTTCTATCGGGTGTAGCCGAAGAACCAGGACCTCGAGACAAAGGAGTCTCTTCTGTAGGAGTTTGCGTAGCCGAATCCACGGGCTGCTGAGGTCCATCTCCAGAAAAGTCTTTTTTTTTTAAGGGTGTTATAAACTCCTCAAACTCTTCTTCATCTCCAAAGACACCCTCTGGCATTAATGTAAATATATCTTCTACACCTTTGTCTTCAATAAATTCTTGTAGCTCCTCTATATCACTAAAGGTTCCCTCGGGAACCAATGTAAATATATCTTCTAATATTTTTATTTGAATCTCATTCATAATTCACTATAAGCCATATTGTTGTTTATAATCCTTTGCAGTTTTCTCAGGGTTATCTTTTAAGTATTGCATTAGGGTGGGCCTAAATGTTTGCCCTTTCTTTACTCTGTTCTTATTAGCATCCTCATTAACTTTATTCATACCATCAGCAATGGCGTCGGCCAACTGCTCCATGGTTGTTCCGTCTCTCCCTGTACCAATAACCTCTCTTACTTCTTCCACAGTACCACCACCACCAGGTTTTTTATATATCAGAGTAATTTTATTATTAGTACCAGTACCAGACACGTCAATTTTTAAACCTGTAAAGCCTGCGTCTGCAAATGCTTGCTTGTCAGAAGCAGATAAGAATCTATTTATGGTTTGAGTTAATACTCTTTGTATTTCGGCATTTCTATTACCTGTTGTAGTCTCAGACATACCACCTTCATCCCTTAAGTAATCAAGAATCGTTTCATCTGTACCGTCTATGTCATAAATTTTTGCTGAAGTATTATCAGTAGACGCATCTGCTCTTGCTTCCTCGAATCCTACATTTCTATTTTCACCCCTGTCACCTAATGATACGTTACCTTCTATCCTCTTATCAACTTCAGTAGTTGACAAGTCATATCCTTCTTTATCACCGAAAGGACTTAACACATCATATAGGGAAGCGATATCTTCTTGCAAGGTGGTTTCACCAGCTACTGTACCATCATCATTATATTTTCTTCTTTGTATTTGTATAGGCTCTCTACCATCAAATTCTATTAATATCACGTCGTCTGTAATATCTACATTATTAATAACTGGATTTTTACTTTTAATGTTTTGTTCGTTTCTTTGTTGTATCAATTTTTGTAATTGTGATTCAGCAGATTGTAAATCTGTGTCAGTTAATACACGATTCAAGTCATTAAGGTATCCGTTAATATTATCATCAATGTTTTCTTGATTTATTTCACCAGTAGTTTGCGCTCTTTCTTGTTGACCACCGAGACCAGCATTTACTTTTACAACTGAATCTAACTGAGAATTAATTTGATTCTTAGCTAAGTTTTCTGCAGCCTCCATTTGCTTGTCACTTATAGTAACTTGTGGAGGGCCACCATCACTCACAGCTAATATTGCAAGCGGATTACTTTCTGCTACCTTTTTATCATCAGTAAAAAAATAACCCATATTAGCATTCATTAAATACTCTGCTGCACCATTTGCATTTCCTACAACACCTTTAGCTTGTTGAGTCATCCAGTCATCGTAAGACATTTTATTACCCTGAGCATCTGTAAAGCCTGCTCCTTCTACATCATCAAACAACTGTCTAAAATCTTCTATACTTGTCACATCCTTTCCTCCAGACAAAACACTATAAGAACTTATAGTGGCTGTTACTACCTCAGCTAAATTAGCGGTAACCATATTCTTTACATCTTCGCTTAAATTTTTTGAGTCTTCTTGAAACCCTATCATGTTTACCATAGATGATGGTGAGGCATAGGCCCCAGGCATTTCATTACGGTCTGGTAAAATAAATTTACCTGGATTATCTGGGTCTGGTTGCATCTCAACTAAAAACAATTCACCTGTTCCAGGGTCTGTCCATAGCTTTTTGTTTTTTACATTACCAAAACTAAAACCAGTTCCTCTAAAATATTCTTCTAAATTACTGGCACTACCATCTTGTATCCTTGCCATTCCTTCTTGATATTTGGCATCATAATTTTTAGCATAGTTACTTAAAGATTTATAACCATCTTTTTGTTGTTGCATAATTAACATGTAGTCTTTTGGGTCTAACAGACCACGTCTAACTAAATCCATGTTTGCTTGTAAAGTGTTTTTTGAAAAGTCTGAACCATCTATAAGTATAGAGTTCATAGAGCCTGACTGAACGTCAGCGATTTCACTAAGCTCAGTCATTGCTGCGTTAGTGTCATCTATAATTTTTTGCTTAGCAGCTTCTCTTTCTTTAGCAATAGTGTTTAACCCTTTTGTAAGGTTAACTGCTACCTGCCCCCAGTTAACTGTTTCTTCTCTACCTGCGTAGAGAGAATATTTGTTAGAAGCTCCTGGTGTTACTTTGTTTTTTACGTTCTCAGCCATAACTATTCGTATCCGTACAGTAATTTTTGCAGACTTGCTAAATCAGTAACATCACCAATTCCCGCCTGTAAATTTTTAAATCTTGGGTCATCACCTGTAACAAATGTTTTAAACTTTTCTACATCAATAGTACCTCCTTGTTGAAACTGTTTTATTTCTTGAGGAGTAAACTCATAACCCCTTAATTTATCAGCTCTTTGTTTCTGTGTCATACCCGTTCCTCCTTCGGCTACAGATTTACCTAAATCATCTACTCCAAACCCTTCTTCTATCCTCATTCCTGCTCTATCTGCTTTACTTTTTCCAAACAACGGAACTAATGCTGAGGCTTGTTGTGCAGCTTGTTGTGCGCTTGCTATACCTCCTTGTATACCTGCAGCTGCGTCTGCCCCAAAATCTCTTGCTATTTGAGCTTGGTCGGCAGCAGCTCCTACCTCCATATCCAGAAGCTGTTGATTTACTCTATCTCTTGCTTCTACCTTCATCTTTTGATTTTCATACAGAGCATCCTGCATACCTGTTCTAACAACCTCATTTGCCTGAGAAGCGGCAGCTTGTAGACCACCTACTCCTGCAGCTAAATTTCTTGCGTCTCCTTGTTGTAGTGCTTGTAAAGCCTGGGCAGCTACTTGTTGATTCTGTTTAAACTGATTCTCAAATGCGTCTACTGGTACATTTAATGTGTCATAAAAGTTTTTTTCTGCACGCTCTTTAGCTTTCTGCATTAATTTTCTTTGCTCGTTTTGAGCCTTTCTTTGTTCTCTTCTGGCTTTTGCCGCTTGTGCAAAACCGACTCCTGAACCTACTGCTGAAAGTGCTAAGCCTATACCTGCTATTACTCCTGCCATAATTTTAAAGCTTTATTAATTATTTTTTTTGGTAATTGTTTATAATCACTTGCATATATTTCTTTCTCTGCTTCTTCTACTGTTGTAGCATTAGTCTTATGAACGCATACCCATTTTGTATCTTCATGAATATAAAATATTCTTTGTGTTCCCACTTGTGTAAACACAGTATGTGGGGCTTCTATAGTAATTATTTTACCTTCATCATTCAAAAAAGAAACCTTACCCTGAAGTAAAAAAGACGGATGCTGTTGCTTATGTATAAACGAAACAGTCAAGTGTCCCTTCGGCATAAATATTTCTCTGGTATATAAACCACCTTCCATGTGATGCTTCAAAGGATAATATTGCTGCATCAATTCCTCCTGTGGTTTTCCTACCTCATGTGTAGCTGCTCCTTCTAAAACAGATATTTGTTTATGAAATGCAGATATCTTATCCCACAAAATACCTTTGTTATAGTGGACAGCATTTAAAATATCTTCTGGCTTATACTCATTGGTTACCAAAGATTCTTGCATGTTGTATACTATTTCAGACAAAGATAATAAAAATCTATGGAAAACTTTTCATCACACTGCTACCCACCGAGAACAACTCCACTGGTGTGTCAAGATTATTAGACAGGGTAAATTCCATAAAATAACCTCGCATGCCGTATGATTCAGCTACCGTATTGTTTGCAAACAAAATAAAATTACCATTGACTGGTCCGACTGGCGTCGGTGGCCCAGCTGGTATAGTTTCATTTACAGTAATTGTATTATTATTTTTATCTATTCCTATTATAGTCCCTGCTATGACAGGAGTATTTCCTGCAACTAATGTATATATAACCGCACCAATACTTACTATGTTGCCTATAGGTTGACCTAAAGTTATGACTCTGGCTGTATTTGGTCCAGTCGGTGCGATACTTACTGTACCTAAACCATTCGCATAACGTAAAGTAAAATCAGTTACACCCTCAAGATGTCTTACATAAGCATACCATTCTCCTTCTTTTTGTTCAAAGTGTATTAAATCTACATCACCCTGGCTTAAATCTGTTAACAAGTTTGTACAATCCCAGGCAGCATTACTTTCAAAGGATAATGTTTTAAATAGTTTTATAGATAGTGTTGGCTCTGGATTAAAAACACTTGTTAAAGTTGAAGCGTTTGCTGGGTCAGTGCCAGGCACACCGTAATATTCATTTCTATTTGGATTAGTATTATGTCTGTATAAGTTTCCGTTTTGGAAAGTATATAAGTAAGCATTCATACCAATGATATATTCAGGCATAAAAGAATAGAACGAAGGCCATCCGTCGTTTTCTGGTTTATATGTTAATGTATAGTTTTGTAAAGACATAATTATATTATTGCACAAGAGCCAGAATCACATTCAGCTAATGATGTTATTTGATTACTACTATCTACTTGCATAATTCTAAATGTACCCGATGTAGCTGTAGAAGAGGCTGCATAGGCGTACCAACCTGGTGTTAAACTTGCACCAGATATTATATCTCCTATCTCTACTGCTGCGAAATTATGGTTATTTGTTGTAGCTCTTGGTGTGTTTATAAGGTAAGAACTATTACAAAAAGCATTACAAGCAGATGCTACTGGACTTAAATATATTAAAGTTGTTGGAGGACTACAGGTTGCTGTGGTAGCCACACCACCTACGCCTATACTTATATAGTTAGCGGTTCCTCCAGCAGAATATAAATAATATACTCCTGCTGCTAATTCCGAACCTGGGCCACTCGATGAGCTGTATACTACATCACCATTGACTGGGTATGTTCCAGAACCATTATGATAATAAGTTTGCCCTGTTGCTGGTGCTGAACCTCCGTCACATATTGCACTTACTGTAGTGGCTAAAGAAGCTTGGAACGAAGTAAATGCTCCTGAGTTTGCACACGCGGCAGAACTAACCACTACTCCATTTCTTATTCCAAGGGCTGTTGTACTATTTATTATTACATATCTCAATGCCGATGTGCCGTTTAAAGCATTTGCTCCACTATCATCTGTATAAACAAAATTACCTATATCAGGTGTGGTATTAGTATCTTTTGTAAATGGTGCGGTTGTACCCTGTGCATTTCGTGCAAAGTAATAAGTTGTGGTTGGTGAAGTACAGTTTGTGTTGTCTTGTAACGCACTACCAGTAAAACTTGGTAAAGCTTCTGGGCATAATATTTCCCAGTGGAATATAGTCCCAGTAAAAGGTGCAATAATTTTTACATTCACACTTGTCAAACTAACGTCTGTTTTAGGAACTACTAATGTAAATACAGGAGAACTTGGATTTGATGTGTCTGTTGCACACCCCACCATATTGTTTACAATAGTAACACTTTGGGTGGTTCCAGTTTGAACGTAGTTTGTTCCAACTAAATTATAGTCTGGAAGATTATTATAAGTACCACATGCTGAGGGCCCTCTATCATTACCAACTAATGTAAAGTTAGTACCTGTTGCTGGTTGATTATTTACTCCAGCATAATCAAGGTTTGTATTTCTGTCACAATCAATTAGTGTAACACCATTGTGATTATTAAAACAAGTTAGTTTGTTGTATGCAACATTATTAAAGGTTGCTTGTATACCATCTGGTATTGTGCCTGTCATATAGGCATATATTACAACAGCACCAACACTGTTTGCAACATTGATATCAGCATTAAAGAAACCAGTGCCAGAGAAATTTGCACTTATTCCAGAACCACAATCAACTCCACATGATGTGCATGATTGTGCGTTTAATAATACACCATTTAACTGTTGTCTTACTATTCCATTTTGTGCATAGTATCCATCAGCCGCTAAAGTAGTAAGGGCTGGATTCGAGTACACCGAAGTAGCACTTGAAAAATTTATACCATCAAAATAAAATATACCGTAATTTACTGCCATATTAACAACTTGCTTTTTCTATTACCATTCCTAAATTATTTACCCTAATATACTCATTTCCTGTTATCTTATAATAACCAGCTGTTAAGTTATTTATACCTTGACCTGGTGCATTACCCGCACAAGCTGCATCAGAATATACTAAATCATACAACGCTAATCCTCCAGAACCTGCATAATAAAACGTTTGACTCAATGGTTGATTACATGCTACTGATGATGATATCTGCACTGTGCTTGCTGCAAATGAGTTACAAGGTATTGTACACTCACAACATGCCTCTGAAGATGATGTGTCTGAATAACATAAGTTTTGTGCAGCTGTAAATCTAAAGTCATAAATTAAATACAAATACTGATTAGCTAAAGGCAACGTGAACGATGGATTTGTTGCAGGTGTTACCGTAGCTTCTCTTATGTTTGTGCCTGTAGGATTACTTACAAAACTATTTGGTATTGTTGAAGCTAACCCCAATAATGTGCTGACATCAGATACTGTGTTAGAATACAAAGTATTAGTAGATAAAAATTTAAAATTATCATTTGGAAACTTATAATCATAAGTGTCCGTAGCCATCTTGTTTATGCGCATGTTTAAACTGGCTCCATTAAATGGATAAACACCAACAGAACGCACACCTGTTTGACTCTGAAAATAACTAAATATCTGTGGGTTTGGACCCATAGTAATTTGGTCAGTATCTATTGGACTTATTGTTTGAACATCACTCCATCCATATTCTACTGATATCAATTCGCCACTATCTATGTTAGAATTTATTACACATTTAAATACTGTTATATTTACTGGTGGTACACATTTTGGTTTTACTGTCCAGCTTGCTGTAGCTGCTGGGGTTACTGTGACCACTGCAGTTGTAGGTGTGTTTGTAGATTTTGGTACAGATAAAGTTACAGTAGCATTACTTACTGCTCCTGTAGTTGAAGTACTACCATTATACAACACACTACAAGTAGCCGTGCCGCTTACTGTGAAAACCACATCAAAGGTTCCTATAATAGTACCAAAATCTATGGTATAAGACTGAGCTGTATCTGAAGTTGCTTGAAATTCAGAACCACATTCATATATAACTGGAGGTAATGGTACTAATTTATCGTTGGTAGACAAAACAAACTCATCCATATAAGGGTCATAACCTCCTAATTTTTGTGTACCTAAAGCTAATTGAAAATTATCTCTAAACCATGAACGCATACCTTTATCAGATATTACTTCGAGCTGGTCGTTTTGCGAATTGCCAACTAATCTAATTACTGCTACTCTTTTTGTATCAGTAAAATAATAACTATCTCCATATACCGCAAAACTTTCAGGATTAAAACTTATTCCATATTCTTCTGTTCTGGCAATTTGTGTTCCTAATATTGTAGGTGAAGAAACAATAGCCCCACCTCCAGTTGCATCGCTTATTAAATTTTTAGACGCCAACACATAACTTATCTTGTCTTCCTGTAATGTAAGTATGTCTGTTTCTCTTGCATATAATTTTTGTATAGGACCAAAACTTGTTTCTAATTCTTTAAAGTTTGCTAATCCTAAATTAAATTCATTAAGATTATTTACACCTGCGTTATTACTAAATACACCACTATACGATAAATCAGCAAACCTATGAGCTTCTTTAAAGTCTTGCTCAGAAACAGCCAAACTTCGTTGCCCCATTTTTAGTGGCCTGCCTGCTAAGTCATCTTTAATTTTAAAACTTTCTACACCATTACCAAAGGTAAAACAATCAATAAATGGAAGCGTGACTATGGCTGGCTGTGTAGCGGTTTGGTTTTGGTCACCATCAGCTGTCGCAGATTGATGAAAATAATTACCAGTAGACGTGTCTCTTATAATTGGATAAGATTCTGAAGCGTCGAAGAATATATCTGGACTTGCGTCTACAGGTTCTGTTTCAAACACAATCATAGTGTTTGCTCGTGTAACTACTATTTCACATCTAACAGAAACATTTCTTCTTCGTGAAAATGGTTGAAATCCTGAGCATCCTTGTTTTTTTGTTTTTACTACTAAACCAAGTGGAGATGCAGCGTCCGCTACTGTGTCTTGGACAAACTGAAAAAATATGGTATTATTACCCATGCTTGCTCCACTATTGTCAGTACAAGTAACTCCTCCAACTCCTGCCGAATAACTTCCTACAGCTGTTTTAAAAACTACATCTATACTTCCTTGAGCTGCTATTTCACCAGGCGATGCGTTTGCTGCGTTTATTCCGTCACCCAACCACCATCTTCTAAAGTCTGGATAATCAGTTGATGCAAACAATGTTTGATTCCACTTCCAATTATATTCCTCACATTTACTACCTCTACCTGGTCTGCTAACTCTTATGTTTATATCAATAGCTGAACCAGCTGGTATATCATAGTTGTTTGTAGTTTGAGGTGGACCAGCATCAGTTGTAAATAAAGGATAAAGTACACCGTGCTTACAAGTACCATCATTACCAGTTCCTGTTGTTTTCTTTTCTCCGTTATCAATTACTGCATCATCTGGAATGTTTACATTAAAACCAGAGGGCTTTATTTCCATATATAATCCAGCTAATTGAGTTGTACTTTGACCCATTCCTTGGTCGTCATTTAAAAAGTTTTTAGGTTGTCCTTCTACATTTAAAACTTTTGCTTTTACAACCTCTGATATAGGACCACCAACGTCTGTCTTTACAATTAAAGTATCTCCTGTTTTTACTTTATTTTGATTGTCACCTTCTAATTTAAAATAAGTTACTTGTGATGTTTGTACAGCGTAATAAAAATTAGAAAATATTGTTTCGTAATTACCTTTACTTGGCTTGACCACAAACTTATATCTCTGTGCCCATGATGGAGCGTAGTTTTGAACTGTTGCTCTAATACTATTAAGTGTTATGCTATTAGCAGTAGGTATACTGATAGTATTAAAATTACTTGTTAATACTGTTGATGCTCGTCCATACTCATCTAAATAAACAATACCAGTGGCAAAGTCTCGATTACTATGTAATGAACCTGTGTCTGATGCTGTACTGAAAACTGCGTCACCCGAAACAATTCTAAAGTATTCATATAAATCAGTTTGAGATATAGGGGGTGTAGCTGTTGGGTCTGCAGCACTGATAAACTTCATTGCTATTACTTGTAATCCAATAATATCACTACCTGGTGTAGCTGTAATTCTAAAGCCTTGTTGAGCTGAAGAACTATCTATACCACTTATCTCTTTTGAAAAAACACATGCACCTACAGACGGAAGAGCTAAATCATTATTAAACCTATCAGTTAGAGAACCTCCCTGACTGGCATCTGCCATTGTTAAAAAGTTTACACCCAACTGTGTGCCTATTGCATTTCTAAAATCAGAGCTTTGTGATAAATCATAAACGGTTGCATAGTCTTGTTGCAGTGTTATACCTATATCAAAATTAATAATACCTTGTGAAAAATTTATATTATCTTGAAAACAAGGTTCACCTGTTGTACCACCGATTTGTGAAGACTCTAATAAAAGACTTAGATTTAGAATAGAATTTTGTTTTAGCTTATCGTTTATTTCAGATAAATCAAATTGAACAATAGCATTAGTAGCTGTCACTGTATTGTTTGGGTCAATCGTATAATTAGTACCATTAGCTAATGTAGGTTCTTGTAATTGAATAAAGCCTACGTTTTTAGTTACAAGTTCCGTGGTATAATCAATAGCTATTTTCTGGTCATTTTCATTCGTAATATTATAACCGTCAGTGTAATTACCATATATTAGACGATTACCCATAATAGTTAATGCTCGAGCTTTCTTAGGAACATTATCGTATAACCTAAGCAACTCATCACTACCTAAAACAGAATATATTTTACTGTTGTTAAACTGAAAAGTATGTACAGAATTATTAGCCCAACCTTGCTCTAATTTGTTAAATCTTTCTATAACATAAATATTATTTGTATTTGAGTCTTTAAACAATAAATCTACTTCATTAACCCTTTCACTTCCCGTGTTGAATGATACATTAACAGCGTTAAATCTGTTTGTCATTCCTTCATTATTATAATTTTTAACACTAAACTTAAAAGGGTTTGGAGCAAAAGCAGGTTTTGAAAATAATGATGTTGCACTATATTCGTTGTTTGCATACCTGTAACGGTAAGCAAAGGATAAAAATCTATCTTCAATATAATTTTCTGAACCAGTTAATTCTAAACCAACAAAGGTTGGTGCTGGTAATGGTATATCTGCAGTTGGAGTTACACCAGGTTCAAACTCATAACCAGGTGGTTTTACTATAACATTTAAATCTTCGTCTACTATTTGGTCTACCTGTCCTACAGGAAAATCATAAGAAAAAGTAACGTTTATTTTTCTGGGTGGGTTAAAGTTATCAGAAAAGAAAAGTAAATTCTCTATCTTTTCTACTGCAGTCATTAAGTATAAAGGATTAAAATTTAAAACAGTAAAAGATATTACATGGTATCTAAGTGTATTCGCATTTGTATTGTATGATAAAATTAAATCAAGTGGTTTAACCTTACCTCCAGTAGTATAGTTAGGGTCATGAACAAACCAATACAATGTTTCATTTGCACTGTCTTCATACGCACCAATACATGTAGCTGCACTTGTTAAGTTTATATTTTCAAAAGATAAAGTTGTAAGCTGCGTATTACCTCTACTGTTTTCTACAGCACCAACTTCAGTGGTTTCTGTAGAACCCAATCTTAGATTCATAGCATCTACGTATTCGCCTGGTGGGAGAAGCCTCTCATCCACAGACTTATTCATACGTCCTTTTATAAAATTTGTGGTTACTATTGGCATACTACTTTATCCATTTATCCTGACCTCTTAAGTTCATTAAGAGTCGACCAGGATGTATATTACTTAATCTTATTTTTGCATTACGTAGTAAAGAAGACTTATCTTTTTGAGCTCTTCTTACTATATATTCTTGCACTCCTAATCTACTATTCAAAATAGAATATTTAATATATGCGTATATATATTCTTCAAATAATTTATTTACACTAACTTTAGAATCATCACCACCTTCCATACCATCTGAAACATATTCTAAAACAACAGAAGCACTTCCACCTAAAGAACTAAAATTAATTACTCCTGCTTTTTTATCTATAGTAAATGTAGGATTTACGTTTGCTGTTTCTGTGTTTAATCCGAATCTTGCACCGACTGCATAATCAAAATACCAGCAACCATCAACGCATGTGCCTTCACAATTATGAAACATACTGTTGCTGTTTAGATATATACCTCTTCTTCCTCTACTTAAATCTACTTGCGAATCTTGTGGGCTTAAAGGATTACCATCTTGGTCAAATAATATTCTATCATTGTTATCTTGTAAATAAGCTGAACTCCAATTAGTTTGTATGTTTTCGCTCATTGGATACAATACACCATTTCTAAATTGAGATATTCTTACCCAGTTTACATAATCCGCTGGCAATATAAATCTTGAATTATTACCTACATCTAATTGTAAAACTTTTATTTCTTTCATCGCGTCGTAATTCAACTCTTGAATACCACGCTTTGCGTGAAATAATATTTGAAACCTGTTTATATTGTTTACTAATTCATGATTACCTTGATACATCAACATAAAATTATTTACGATATCTTGTAAAGACACGTATTGATATGAGCCCCAGTTTGCGTCTTCAGGAGCGTTACCGTTATTAGTATAATATTGATATTGATTTATGTATGTCATCTTAGCTTGTTTCTTGTGTATCTGTTAATTCTTCTGTTTGTCCAAATTTGTATACTGCATCCTCTCTTATTTCTATACCTATATACTGACATATTTTTGCAACTAAATTAGGTTCATCAGATGCAGGTAACTCAAAACTTTGGTAGTCAGCAGCAGCAGGATTAAATATAGGGTCTTGACCCGATGTTGTTAAATACGTCCAGTTTGGTGCTAATGGATATCTAATGTATTGTGCTTGTAATGCGCCACCCTGAGTTATAGTAGTAGGATATACTGAAATAGTATTACCTAATACACCAGGTGTAACATTAGAACTTGCACCACCTAAAACATAAGCAGGATATTGCGTAGTAGGATATGTTAGATTAGAGCTTGTTAAATAAAATAATTTATTTTGATTTACTCTTTCAACCTCTGTAATATTGTACTGGTCATATATACTATATGTTTCCCCTGACGCCATTATGCTTTCACTTAAAGTCAAAATAGTGTCAGACCTAACTTCAGTAATATATGCTGAAGTATTGTCTGTAGTATTTGTTAATACATCTCCTACAGACACTGATGTTGTAAATGTTTGAGTTGAATCAACTAATAGAGTCCCAGCAGATAAACCAGTTGATGTCCCGCTTACCTTTAACGTGGGATAATAAAATATTTTATTTATCAAATAATAGTCTGCAGGTAAATTATATTGGTTATTTTGGTTTGCAACTGGTTGTGCTAAATAAGCTGTAGCAGAAAAAGTATCTATTACTTCTTCTAAGTTTTTTATAATATCAGCATAACCTGTACCTGAGGTTCGCTGATTTTCTCTGTTTATCCAATTATTATATTGGTAAAAATAATCTTCAAACAAATCCATTTGAGCTTGTAAACAATACAAATTGAAATCTTGTGGGGATATGTACCCATAATTATTTTTATTGGCAATAGCCAATACTGTATTTCTAACTGAATTTATCATGCGAGATTCTTTCTACAAATATAAGTAAAAAAAAAAGAGGCTTAATTGTTTAAGCCCCTTTCATAACTAAGGTTAATTAGTGATTAAGCTGACCACTCTTGCTCTATCTTAGCAAATCCAGTAATAGGATACTTTGGCTCAAGAACATAAATAGGCTTTGACCATGCAGTTGCAAGAGCATCTTCAATACCATCTACGATGCTATTTAGTTGCTCATTTAACTTAGATGCGTCATCTGCACCAGAAGCTGCAAGCTCTACACCTAAAACCTCAGACGCTCCAGTTGCACTGTGTCCTTTGATTTTGTATAGAATTTCAACTTTAGTTGATGCACCTACTTCTACCTGCAATATTTCATTGATAGGTATTAAATAGTCTACTCCACTAATCACCACTTTTAAAAATTTAAGCATAGTTAAAAAATTTAAGGGTTAAACAATACCACAAAGATACGATTCCTTATTAATCTTTTTTAAGCTTCTTCTTTAACAGCTTATATGTTTCAACTCCGTCATCACCCTGAAAATAAGATGCTACTATATAGTAATGGTCTTCACCAAACGGTACTGACAATAATTTGTTTTTATTTTTTGGAAGATTAAAAAACACATCCTTACCATTGTTTTTCAAAATCAACCAGGTGTTATTAAAAAACTGAACAACATCTCCATATAGATTTAACATAGGGTCATTGACCGTTTCTATAAAATCTTGTGGATTATTTTTTGCATATAACAATACATCTCTTTTTAATTCAGAGGTTGTGAGCCTATCGGCTGCACCTCCCATTAGAACTCTACATACTGTAACAAGCTCATCACCTTTTAAATTCTTTGCCATAATTTGGGCTTCTAATCCCATTTCAACAAAAGCTAATTCTGCAGCTGCATCTTTTTCATTGTTGATTTCCTCAAAAACACTACCATTAGATGGATGGTAATATAAAAATTTTTGAAGCGATTGATTAGTTCTTGGAACTGACAACATACCATCCTCAAACATTACTGGTTCTAATACTGCATTTCCATCTTGCTCGTCTTCAAATGGAGACTTTTGATTTCGTGCATATCTAAGAGGCCTATTGACTCCTTTTTCTTCATCAAACCATAATAGTGGGGACCTGTTGGTGTGTCTTGAAGCTAACATATAAGTTAGCGGTATTTGCCTAAGTAGTAATCTATAGGCTTTATCTGCGTATTTATCTTTATTTACTTTTTTCATTTTATTTAAATTTAATTTGATTAATAAAAAATATCAGGGGAGGAGTATACCTCCCCTAATATTAGTGTTTACTTCTTATTAGTTTTGGAATAAGAAGAAGTTGTTTGCACCTAAAACACAAACTGCTCTTTCAGATAAGAAGTTAACTTCCATTGCATCTAAAGAAGATGTTCTTGCTCCACCAGCTGAGCCAGTAATCCAAGTTTTATATCTTCTATCTTCTGCTTCAGAAGCTCTATATCTTACATGTAAGAATGGTCTCTTAGCGTTTTTACCAAGTATTTGGTCATAAACTGAAGTAGAACCAGCTGGAACTAATAGTCCATTGATACCACCTGCTACTAATCCACCTCTCATAGTTGGGTCATTTAGGTATTTCCAGTCAGACTTATAAAAGTCATAACCTCTTCTAAATCCAGAGAAACCAAGGTTAAGTGCCATTTCTTCATCATTGTCAAATAGACCATAAGATGTACCACCACCTCCGTAAGAGTTTTGTGTTGATAACATATCGTCAATATCAAATGAGAAGTTTCTGTTTACGAAGATTACATTTTCTTCGATTGCACCTTGCTTATCTAATCTTTGAATAATGCTGTCGAAGTCAGCTAATGATGTTGGGTTACCACCACCATAAACATTACCTCTTGCACCTACTTCAAAGAATACACCTTTAGAACCACTTAATCCAGCAACAGACGCAGCTGCACCTGTACCTTGTAAATAGTCACCAGCACCCGAAGCTGCTTCAGCTGGTACTGCTTCTACTAAAGCTGTTTCCATGTAGTCTTCAAATCTTAGTCTTGTATCGTGCTCAGACTTTAGATACCATAAGTATCCACTTACTCCGTCTTCTCCACTTACTTCAACCCAGCCAATTTGTGCCATATCAGAACCTGATACAGAGTATTTATCTTTTAAGATAATTGGCTTATTGTCAAAAAAGAAATCGTCAGATTCTAATGAACCTACCATTCCTTCAGTTCCTTTTGCAAATTCAGAACCGTAAATAAAGACATCACACGCTACACCCGCTGCTACTGATTGTCCAGCTGCTTCATAATAAGCTACTGTAAATGTATTAGGGTTTGCGTTAGTTGGTCCAGCTGTAACAATCGCTTTGTTTGTTAGTGATGAACCTGGAGTGTTGTCAGAAATCATTACAGTTTGACCTACTCTAATAACGTTTTTAGCATCTCTCGCTGTGTTAGGGTTAGCTAACGCAGGATTGAAGTTAGTTAAGTTATTTGGAATTGTCCAAACTGCTCCAGAGTCTGTACCTGCAGCAGCTGCTGAAGTACATGCTTTGTATTTAATATGCAATCTTCCTTGCTCTGCCCATTTAATAAGGTCAGAGTTAGAAGGCATTTCTGCTCCTACCATACGTAGGAATGAACTAATGCTTCTATTACCATATCTTTCAAATTCTTTCTCGTAAGTATCTGGTAGATACTGATTCAAGAAATCAAAATCTTTGATATAATTCGTTTCAACAGGAACCTGTTGAGCCGATGGTTGTAAGTCGAAGCCTGGGCTAATATTTACTGCCATAATTTTAAAATTTTAATTTGTTAAACTTTTTTAATACTTCTAATTTTGAGTCCTCTACCACTTGAAGTATCTCCTACAGCTTTTATTTTTAAACTATTTTTCGTGCTAAGTTGCGGGGCTCTACGAACATCCATATTGATATTCTTAGATTTTCTTGCTACATCATCTACTGTTGCAGCAACACCCTGCTCATAAAAAAACTTTGCAAACTTTTCAGGATTCATAGCTATTGACATAGCTCTATGATATCCCGCTGCGTCTTTCATAAGTCCATTCTCATCATTATATTTTGAGATGAAATTATTGAAATCCATTTGCTTGTTCTTTAATTCTTCAGCAGTCCCTGGTTTATAGAGAATAGATTTGTCGTCGCTAACGTTAAACTCAAAACCTTTGAATTCATCGCCAAACACTTTGTTTGTACGCTCCTCAAAATTTTTTCTCATAAGCTGGAAGCTTTCCTTCTGAGAATTAGATTCCTCTAACAATGTCTTGTAAGCATTAAGATTGTTTTCTTGTTCATCAGATAATCCACCCCCACTTGACTCAAGAGGGACTTTATACTTATCTTTCTGTTCTTTAAAAAACTTTCTTGCTTTTGCAAGCTCTCTCTTTTTAGCTAACTTTTTCTTCTTAATATCCTTTTCGTCATCTTCTTCTTTATCATATCCGAATCTGTCGTCCATTATATCTTGAATATCTATGGCATCAAGACCTTCCTCCTGAACACCGAGATAGTCAGCTAAAACTGAATCTTCGTCCATTTCATCGTAGTTCTTTTGTAATTTATAAAAGTCTTCGATTCCACGGCCTGTTTCTTTTTTATAATCAAAATATAATTTAACATCATCAGGCAATTCTACATTTGATTCTTTTGTTTCAAATAATTCTTGTACTGAATTAATGTCTTTATTATATCTTTCTTTAATAAAATTAAGAACATGTTCGTCATTTAACTCTGACGAGGGAGTTTTTTCTTCTGCAGCTGGAGTTTCCTCTGCTGGTTTTTCCTTTACTTCTGCTTGTGGTTCAACCTTTTCAGGCTTCGCCTCAGCTTGAGTTTCATTTTGTTGAGCTTCATGTTTTTGCAACAACTGCTCTTCTATTTCGGCTTTTGATTTTTGAGTGTTGCCATCCACTGCTTTTACTTTTATTTCCATTAGATTAAATTTTTAACAAAATTAAACAATAATTATTTACCATTTTTAGGCGTTTTTCAAATAGTTATACATGTCTTCTCCCAGTTTTTCACCTACCTCTTTGTCAGATTTGTAGTGCACACGTGCAACTATTCTGCTTTTAGATATATGGTTTGAAACATCCATAAGTTCTTTTTTCATTTCAGGAAACATATCTCCCAAAATTAATGCTATCATTCTACCTTGAGCTGAATGTCCTGATGGAAAAGCTGGTGTCTGTGCACTTTTCATTTTATGATACAACAAACTTATGCCAAATTTTTTTGCCAGTTTATCAGGTCTTGGTCTATCGTGATAATTTTTTATTTTTAAAATAACCTTAGAAGAGTTTTCTATTACATCATTTACTAATTCTTCTGGATATTCTCTTGTTCGGTTTTTAAAAAGTCGTTTAAACGACTCGTTGATATCATCATATTTATCTGCGTAAGCAACATCCATGCGTTGAGTTTGCAAAGATTTTATTTCATTAAGAGTTTGTAAACTTATATCAGAGGGATACTTAATTACTTTATATTTCTTGATGTTGAAATCACTAAACATAGAAGGAAGACTGCCCATAAAAAATTATTTAGGTCCAAACTCTGCCAAATCAAAACCATCTAAAGTATCTTCATTTGATTCAAACTTTACTGCTGGTAAATTTCTTTTTCTTTGTTCTATAAGTTTAGATTGTTGAGTGTTAGCCTGGCTAATTCTATCTGACTTACCTTTTTCTTTTGCCTTTTCTCTTGCATCTATTTGAGATTGCTCTATACCTTTTAATTGCATATTATAAGCAAACTCAGTTTCCATAAGTTGTGATTTTAACATAGCCTCATTCTTCATCTTTTCTATTTCCATAGCTATTTCAGCTTGTTTAATTTGCATTTTAGATTGAGTCTCTGCTGCAATTCGTTGCTGCTCTTGTTGGGCCGACATCATAGCTGCTTGTTGCTGCATCTCAGCTTGTGCGGCTTGTTGCATTTGAGCTTGCTGCTGTTCCATTTGAGCTTTCTTTTTTCTTTTAGTTTTGAGAAGTTGGTTGGCCATTTTTAAATTATGTATCTCTCTAATGTCTAACGCATCCTCTAAATTAATATCATTTTTAGATAAAGCCATCTGAATATTTGCTTCAAGCATTGCTCTTTCTTCTTCATCTGGAGCTAATTCTAAGAATATTCCAAAGCTATACAGATATAAATTTTTAATATCTTCAAGTAAGTTTAAATTATACTTACCAATTTGCATAGCAAACTGGTCTTTAAATTCAGAGTATTCTAAAACATCTGCTGTTCTTAAAACTATACCCTCTGCTAATCTTCTGGTAATGTACAGACTGGCGTTTAATATATGTCTGGTAGCTGTGTTAGAATTAAGTGCAGCTAATTTTTGTACACCAACTAATGCGTCAGGATTTGGGGTAGAACCATCACGAGCTTCATTTAAACCAGTTACAGTTCTAATCATGTCAAGATAATGATTATAGTTAGCTATTAACATTTGCATTTTAGCCCCACCACTATTTGATGTTAGTTGTGTTATTGGAACCTTTGCGTTATTAAATTCACCGTCTTGAGTAAAGCTTCTACCTACAACACTACCAGTTTGAAAATAAAGACGCAGAGCATCTTCAGGATTATAAGCGTTACCAGTACCCAAGTCAACCTCATTAAGTCCATCAGCGTCTATAAAAACACCATCTGGGACCATTCTGGATATTACTTGCTGTAACTTTAAATGTGTAACCTGAATTAAATCTGCAAAAGGAATCATTCTTCTTACTAAAGACTCGTACATACCTTTGTATAATCGAGGAGCACAAGCTACATAATTAGGTAAAGCATTTTGACTTGCAGCTTTTGGTCTAACCATATTTTCAGCAAGCTCCCATTTTAAAAGAATGTTTGTGCCCATAACCATAATACCATCATACCATACTTCTATCTTTTTTTCAACTCTTTCAAACTTTCCTTCAGCCATCATTTCTTCTGGTGGGTTAAAGCTTTCATCTTTTTGTACAACTTTGAAAGTACCATCTGGCATTTCTTTTTTCTTATATACAAATGTGTGGGTAGTTTTATAATTAAAATAAAGTAATGTACAAGTATCTCTATAAAACAAAGAGTTCTCATAGTATTGTGCATTATTGTAATAATTATACCAAGACTGACTATACTTTGCTATCTCCTGCATTTCTTCATTTGTAATGTCAGGATTTATTTTTACAAGCTCAGCCATTGGTATAGTTTTTAATTCACCCCAATAAAAACAATCTTTAAAATAAGGGTCTTCAGTATAACTATAGACAACATTAGCTGGGTCAACATAGTTTAGTTCAATACCCTGACCTGGTAAAAATTGATGTTTAGTCATACCAACTCCAATAGTCATTATATCATAATCAACTCTTTTACGAATATCTTGATAATGGTTTTGATTTAATACAGTATCGATTGCTTCTTCAGCTGCAATCTCTACAGCTGGTTTATATTTCATTTGCATGAATAACTCTAACTCTTCATCATTTTCTGGCAATTCATCTTCTGCAGTTTGAAATACATTTAACTCAAAGTCTTCTTCAATTTGCTGAAACAAAGGACGCGCAATCATCTCTCCTTCTATTTTCTTTTGAAACTCATCTCTTTTTTCTGCTGACATTGCATCTTCTGCAAAAGCATTTACTTTAAACAATCTATCATTTAAACCATTTACTACAATATCTACAAACTTTGGAATTATTGGAACTGGTGTCCAATCTAAATTAAGGTAGGATAAATCGCCATCAATAGCAATTTCGTTTTTATACTTTTGTACAGACTGTTCACCACGTGCGTACAAACGCAACCTGTTGAACTCAGCATACTGATTAAAATATCTACATGACCCATTATCTTTTCTAAACCATTCATATTGAATAGCCTGTCCAACTTGCAGGCCGTACTCCGCTGTATCTTTTTGTGCATCGGAGGCAAATTCATCTGGAAATGCAGCTGCTTTTAAGTTAATTTCTACTTGTTTCATTTATTAATAATTCGACTAACTTTTTCGCTGTTATTATATCTTGCAAAGTTAATGCTAATTTTTGTCTTTTCTTTAGTCGGTGTATATAAGTGTTTTTGGTTTGCCATAACTGCTAATCCTGAGCTTATGGAAGCATCAAACTTAGTTCTATTATTTATATCAAACTTGGCCCAATCTTCAAGTGTTCTTTGAAAATACATATCACCCATATCACCTTGTACTCTATGCACTCCATCCGTATCAATACCTATATATTTTTCAATATATGATTCGATAGCAGACGCGTGTGATTGTTTAACATCTTCTGACGTGTTTGGTATACCACCTAATTCTCTTTCACTTTTAGAAAGTTTATTAAATGTTTTGTCAGGTCTGTTTAAACAAAACCCTCGATATCCTCTATTTTTAAAATGATATAACAAACGAGGTTTATTATTTTCACATAATATTGGCATGCCGTAAAATACACATGCCATTAATACTTCCTCAAAAAATATTTCAGCTGTTTGTGGCCTGGCAATATATTCTAAAAAAAAATGATTACTTGGAATTTCTTCCATACTAAACTTGGTTAAACCATGTAAAGAACCATTAGAACCTTTACCAACTACAACACCTGATATATCATAAGAGTCACAGCCAAATGTACCCAAATGTTCATTGCCTGGAAAGAATCTATTATTCTTTCTTATAACATTGTTTTGAAGAGAGCGTTTAGGAATGTAAGTTACAAAAAATCTTCCTCTTTTATTTGGAGTCCAAACCACCTTAGTGTCTTTTATTCCGTTTTCCCAACTAAAAGAACCTTGGGTTATAAAGTGTTCTTTAATTATACTATCATTATAATCTATCTGTTGATATATTTTAGTTAAATTAAATATAGATTGTTTACTTTCATCTCTAAAAGCATGTGACTCTGAGCGAGGAAATTGTCTGTAATACTCATTCAAAGCATCAGGGTCATTTTTTAAAGAAACAACTTCATTTTCCCAATAATTTACAGCACCTTGATATATGTATTCATTATCTATTCCTACCACTTCTTGTTTTGGATTGTCTAATACAGGCATACCATACCTATCTATAAAGCCTTCCATGTTCCATTCCATAGGAACAAACAAAGAATATAATCCGCTTTTTGTTTGTCCATTTGCATTTCTTTTGGTGCAATCAGAATCATTGTATAAACTTTTAAAGTTTCTACCCCCTTTATCAAGGGCGTTTGAAGTAGAGCCCATCATACATTTACCAATTATTTTACTACCCAATCTTAAACACGTCTTTGTAACTCTCCAGTTATTTAAAATGTTTTCAGGTTTTTCCCACTTACCACTTTCATCATGTATTAATAGCTGTAATTTTTCTCCATCATAACTATTATCAGATGTATTCTTCCAATCTATAGTTGTATCCAAACCCTCTAACACTTCTTCTTCAACATTAAACATATTCTTTTTTGTAATCTTTGAAGCTGGCACTCTATATGCTAATTCTGTTTTTGGTTTATCCATACCGTCTTGTATGGGTTTAAAAAAGAAAGGATAGTTGTTAGATATTGGAACTATTTTGTCTGTAAACATTTTTTTTGCATCTGCTCCTGTTTTAGATAATATTCCTATACGTGCATTTTTTGTTATTGTACCTGTATTTACACCTTCGCATGAACTCATAAATGAAAAACCAGAACGTCTTATTTTTAAATAACACATTCCAAAACTTCTTTTGTCAGCTTTACAAGCTTCCCAGAATAAATAAAATATTCTATTAGCTTCTCTATAATCTGGATGACCAACATCTATTTTAGTCCACTGTAAATACATATAATGTGTACCAGTGATGTAGGTAGGTTCACCATTATTCATAAACCAAAAACCTTCTTCTCTTCTATTAAACTCTTCTTCTATGTAATCAACCCATTGGTTTTTAAATGTAGAGGGAGCTTCATGCCACTGAAATATAGATGATATTCTTTTTAAAACAGGTGGTATATCTGTTACTTCCCAGTATTGTTCAGTTTTTTTATCAGACCGTTTAAACACTTTCTTGGGAACAGATGGTAATGCAATACGCAATCCTGATATATGTAAAATATCCCCAATAGTTCCGTCTTTTGAAATAATAATTATGTCATATTTTTCATCATATCCATATCGCCAAGTTCTCGCTTTATTTTTCCGAGATAATATGTTTGAAGGAATTAATCCTTTACATAAATTAGAAATATTATTTTGAGTTACGTTCTGCAAAGCCTTTTGGTAAATTATTAGTTTTAATTTCTTTTCCCTCCAGTTTATCTCTTTCTTCGTCTATTCTTTTAAGTATTTCAAAAGCATCAAATATAGCGAGCTTTTTGGTAGCTGCTGCATTTTTTAGTCTATCAGCAGCAAGTTCATCATCTATATCTGGTTTTATAATTTTTTCTTTAGCTACGTCAATTAACTCTTTAACGGCTTTTTCACCAGCTTGTATGATTTGTAGTTTTATTGCTTTTGTGTCCATCTTTCAATGTTATATTATTAGTATACATACGATATAATTTTTCATCGTCTATTTTAAATTCATACTCACTGTTCGGTTGAAACGAAACTTTATCACCAGGCAAAATGTTTAAACGCTCTAACTGTTTATTGCCGTATTTTACTATACCCCAAAGAGGTTCTTCACTTTCAGCAACATCTATGTATTTTTTTTCTATTGGTATAGGTTTTATAAAACAATACTTATCATGACTATACCACTTATCATTTTGCTTATACATATAAAATTGATAATCATCTACTAAAAATAAATCATCAATAATCCAGCTTCTTCCGCTTTTTTGTCTTCCATAAATATCGTTATAATATTTGAAAACATTATGATGAACGACAAGCGTATCTCCTTTTTGAATTTTTCCTTTATAATTTATAGGGGTGTTTACTACAGTTGCAAATCTCGTAGATACGGTATGGTCTTCTTCAGATGTGCTAATAAAAAATTTTTTATCACCATAATATTTTATATTATCATAACGCCTATCGTTGTAGGGCTTTACAATAAAACAATAAGGTGATTGCATTAAAAATTAATATTATATTCTAAAGAAATAGGTAGTGTATTTTTAAATTCTTTCCAAAGTAGAATTTCTTCATTTTTAATAATCCAAATTTTATAAGAATCTTTTTCATGGTCATGCTGAATCAAATGTATCTGATAATTACTACCTAATACATCTTGTCCTACGATGTAGTGCATTGCTCCAGACTTATAGTCTGCACCTATTGAAATTTTTCTTATGTCCATTTAATTAGAATGATGAGCCTACCTCAAGAACTCTATAAAATACATTCGCATATAAAGTCCCAGAGCCTTGTGAAGGGTTTGATTGAGCTTCTATAGTAACCGCAGTATTTTGAGCTATTATCTCATTAGAGTTTGGAACCTCTGGCTTAAACACCGCGTCTGTAGCTGAATTAACTGTAGTACTACTATTTGGAACAGACGCTATTTCTTGAGCTCCCATTTTAATAGGTAAAGAACCTGTACCAAAATCAAATGCCGTTGAACCTGCATCTAAAAAAAACATTATACTTATAACGTCAATAACTTTACCTGCTCCAGGTGCAGGAACTATAGCGATAGCTGTATCTGCTAATGTTAGCAAAGAGCCTGTGTTAATAGTCGTTTTAGCAACATTAGTGTCTACCCCAAACAAAGCTTGTATTTGAGAGATAGTTGCAGTTTTTGTTTTTAATTCATTTTCTGCATCTGTCAATACTAAATAATCCGCCGCATCTAAATTAGATATTGAGGGGTATGCTACTGTGTTACTTATTTTCGCCATCTGATTCTTCTTTTTCTTTTTCTGGTTCTTTTACTTCTCCAGTTCTTAAATCAATCACTGCGTTTTCTCCATAAGATGCAATAAGCTCTTTTTCTAATTCGCCAAATTGACTTTGAACCGCGTCTAAATTTGGAACTTTTTTAACTAATGCCACAAAAGCATCTGCTATTTCAATCTTAGTTTGTAAAAACTGCTGATTTAACTCTTGAACTTTTTTTAATTCTTCGTCTTTTAATTTTGCCATTTTATTTAATTTAAATTGTTATACATATTACAAATATAGTGAATTAAAACTATTGTTAGTTTGAAAAAAACAACTCTTCTTTATTGTCTGCTTTTAATTCAGAGACATGAAGCTCACAAATAGAAATAATCTTATCTGTGTCATCTTTAATCCAACTCAATACTATGTCTTGAAATTCATCTGAATCCTCCCATTCAACAAAATTATCTTTATCAAAAGTTAAATTTTTTACACCACCCATAGAGTGTGCAAATTCTCCATCTTTTGATTCAACAAGATAGTGTACTTCTTCAATCACATGATTTTTTTCTTCAAAAGATTTTAAAGCTTTTAAAGATATTATTTTTACATTACTTACTATTGCCATAATTTTAAATTTATTAAGTTACAGTTGTATCTACATTATTTACAAATCCTGCAGTTACATTTATTTTCAAATATTCTATTCTTACATACCAATCCATAGTAGCGTTACTAACAGTAGTTGATGTTCTAAATCTTAAGGCTTGGTTTTTTAACCCATCCCAAACTACAGTAGGATTTTCATTGATAGTGGGTAATGGAACTGGTCTGCCCCAATACCACTCACTTGCAGTACTACAAACCCCTCCAGCCATTACAGTTATAATTCTTCTTTGACCACAGTTACCACTTGGGCAAAAATAAAAAACTGCTCCAGCTGTATTTCCACTGGCCCATCCTGAACCAGGTTGTCCTGAGCCCCTATAAATAAATATATTTGTTGGCCAAAGAACACTGTTAGTCCCTGGGTTTGAAATTATTATTTTTCCATTATCACTTGTTGCACTATTTAAAGCGGATGCTGCTATTTTTACTGTTACTATTCTTTTGTCTTGTACTATTTTACCGCCATTACCAAACGCAGCACTATATTTTGGTTGATTTTCTGATGAAGTTATTCCAAAGTAATTACCTGTAGCTCCACCATAATTACCCATCTTAACATACTTGCCACCTGGATTTGCATTTCCATCTACATATAAATTTTGTTCTGTAGTATCTCCAACATTTAATTGGTTTCTAACTCTCATTGTGCCATTAACATCGAATGCAGCACCAGGGCTCGTTGTTCTAAATCCGACCTTCCTATTAACAGTGTCTAAATATAATGTTGAATTATTGGAAGCATCAAGACCTAATTGTATCACACTTCCAGTGTCTGATATTTCAGAATTAGTTATGGTTGAAGAAGTACCAAATTTTGATAAGAAGTTAGCCGTACCTAAACCAGTTATTCCACTACTACCACTTGATGCAGCAGTTATTCTACCCTTACCATCTACAGTTATATTTGCATTTGTAAATGAACCTACATTTGAGTTTACTGTAGCCATGGTTAAAACTACTGATTGGTTTAACGCTGCACTACCCGTAACGTCTCCACCACCAGCTGAAAATACTGTTGAACCTGTAATATATCCTGCAGTATTAGAAAGCTGACTGTTATTTACAAGACCATTATTTATAGTCACTGTGTTTCCAGAACGAGCTGTGGTTATGTTTGTTCCCCCTGCAATGTCTACTGTCTCTGCATCATCAATAGTTGCGGTCCCACCACTATCAGCAGTAAGTTTCCAAGTTGACATAGAGCCACCTGAAGATGTTACATATCCAGCGTCATTATTCAAAGTGGATATATCAATATCGCCTGGTGCAATTTTAAACTGAGAACCCCCACTATTGACTATAGGGAAGAAATCTGCATTACCTGAACCTGTTGTGGTGGTTAATTCGTTTAAATCTAAGTTTAAAGTAAATGAAGTTCCAGTCCCCCCGCCAGTAAGCCCTGTTCCAGAACCTATTGTTATTGACGTTATATATCCAGCTCCGTTGGTTAATTGATTATTGTTGGTAATCCCATTATTTATAGTTATAGTATTACTTGACCTGGATGTAGTAATATTAGTGCCTCCAGCAATATCTACAGTTTCACCATTTGTAATAGCGGTCGAACCTCCTGAATCTCCTTGTAAAGACCAGCTCGACATTGTTCCTCCACTACTTGGAGAAGAGTTTGTTATTGTAAAGTTTGGATAAGTGCCCGAAACCGATATACCAGTTCCCGCTGTTAAGGCAACCGTTTGGTCGGGAGCTGAATTAGTTACTGTTATTGTGCCTGTAGATGTTATGGGTGAACCCGATATAGATATTCCTGTACCACCAGAAACAGCTACACTTGTTACACCTGATACTGTTCCTGAAGGTGCAAAAGGTAAATCTACTAAAGCATATGACCTTGTTTCTCCACTACCTGAAGAGTCTTTACCAATTAATACTAAGTCATCTTGGTCTGGATTACCACTACCTCCAGGTGCGTCATTTATTAAACCTGCAGTCCCATAATCTACACTTACAGTTCCACTACCAGTTATGGTACCACCAGTTAATCCTGAACCAGTTGCAACCGAGGTTACGCCAGAACTCGTAACATACCCTGCATTATTATTAAATGTAGATATATTTACATTACCAGGAGCTATTTTAAATTGACTTCCTGCACTGTTTACAATAGCAAAAAAGTCTGCACTACCTGCACCTGTTGTGGTTGTCAGTCCATTTAAATTTAATGAAAGTGTGCCTGAAGTAGTTATTGTACCACCTGTAAGACCTGTTCCAGTAGCTACACTTGTAACTGTACCAGAACCTAATCCAGAGACTGCACTGTTTATTGCTGTTTGTATTTGTGTTCCTGTTGCTAATTTTGATGAACCACTGCTTACCGCAGCTGTATCAACACCAATCGTTGGAGTGTTTCCTCCCGTTGAGGTTACTGGTGATGTTGCACTTACGCTTGTTACTGTACCTCCACTGCTTGGTGAACTATTAGTTATAGTGAAGTTTGGATAAGAACCCGATATAGAAATTCCTGTGCCACCAGTTAAAGCGACCGTTTGGTCAGGTGCTGAGTTAGTAACTGTTATATTTCCTGAGCTTGTAACTGGTGAACCAGATACAGATATTCCTGTACCAGCAGTGATACCTACACTTGTTACTGTACCAGAACCTCCTATATTTCCTTCAATTATTTTACCAGCAGAAGTTACCTGTAAAGCCTTTGTAGCTGTACCAGTAAATGTTCCAGAACCATAATTTAAAAAACTTACTTGACCATTAGATTCAAAAGATACTTTAGTAGAACCTCCAAAACGGAAAAGATAATCAGTTGAAGTTTCTAATATCATTTTTGTACCAGAAGTTGCTCCTTCAATATTAGTAGATGCTCCAAAATTTATTTTTTTATCTGAACTAAGGGTTATATTACCTGAAAAAGTTGCAACAGTATTTTCTAATTGTAAAGCATAGCCAGTTGATGAGCCTGCTTGAAATTGCAATTTATCTCCGTTGTGAACATATTCAATTCTACCTATATTTGTTCCATTGTCTTGATACATAATTAGTCCACTTCTATTTGAAGCATCACTATTCATAACTATTTGAGGGTCGCCACCTGTTGAAGTAGAAAGTGTTAATTTACTATCACCGCTTCCAGAATTATCTATTGTCACATTTCCTGCAAATGTGGAATCATTACTTGAGAATGTAATAGGGCCGTTACCGATAGCTGAAGCACCTGTAAATTTTGTTACTTTATTAGCGGTGCCAGAACCTGTAATAGTCCCACCACTACTCGGTGAACTATTCGTTATAGTGAAATTAGGATAGGTACCTGATATTGATATGCCAGTACCTCCTGTTAGAGCTACTGTTTGGTCAGGTGCAGAGTTTGTAACAGTTATTGTTCCAGAACCAGTTATAGGAGAACCAGAAATAGAAATCCCAGTGCCACCTGAAAGAGCAACTGATGTTACTGTTCCTGATGGATGTGCATCTACATAAGATTTGTTGGCTGCATCTGTACCAGATGATGGAGAAGCTAAACCTTGTATTCTTCCACTACCACTAAAGGTAATATCATCAACTAAACTTATTCCACTTCCTTGTACATCAAGGTCCCCAGATAATGTTGTTGTTCCACCTCCAGTTTGTGTTATAGAATTAGTAAATGTTGTTGCACCAGAAAATGTTTTGTCACCAGCTATGGTTTGAGAAGTAGTTGTACGAACTATACCTGCATCAGAAGCGAATTGAGCCTTTGTTCTTTTTTGCACATCACCATTACTATTTAATCCCCAAAATTGAGTAATTGCATTTGAACCTAAATTACCTGTAAATTTTAATTCATCTGCTTTAGAAATAATTTGGTCATCAGAAATTTGTAAATAGGTGTGCCCCATTGTCATGAGGTTTATAGTTTCTACTTGGTCACCTGCAGCTACATCACCTATAGTTAATGTTTTACCACCCGTATAAGGTGAAGAGGAGGTTGTTGTTTCAAATTTAATTACATCTACTGCAGTAGTAGTGCCAGGAGCATCCATCTTTATAAGACTACCTTCTATATCAAGATAGTTTCCTACAGTTAAATAGCCGCCTTGAATAATTACATTTTGAGTGTAAGATGTGGGAGCTCCAAAATAAACAATACCCCCTGAAGAGCCATTGTTAATCATTAGAAGATGATTACTACCAGATTCGTTTATAAATATTTGGCCTTTGGACGAACCACCGCTATCATACAAATTAATAGCATTGTTTTGTATTTTAGAATAACTGGTAGAGCCGTTACCTACTGTTAATTTTGATTGTACTTGAAGGTCATTATCAATGTTACCATCTGATAAAAATTTTATTGCCATTATAAATTAAATTTATGCAACCTTCGTAATCAATACTCTTATATCATTAGTTGAAGGTGCCGATGTAAATGTAATTGTTACTACCGCTGCTGATGTTCTTACTACGTCCGCATAAACAGTGTCACCGCTACTAACATCATATAGTTGCACAATTACATCTTTTGTGTTTAAACCATGACTTACTGAATACGAAGTTGCAGTTCCATCTCCTATACTTACAACATACTGCTCGTTTGCTGCTATACATGTGCTAACCGCTGTACAGAAATCACTAACTTGTGATGCTGTAATATCAATAGCTTGTTCACTTAGCGAAGATAGTAAACCTTTTGCAGTTACAGTAGCTGAAAGTGATTTACTTGCACCACCATAAGAACCCGAGGTTACTCCAGTGTCGTCTAAAGTTATAAATCCATTAGAAGTTGCGTTAAAGTTTGCACTATCGAAACCTGCAATACCTTTTATTGTAGCACCATCTGTTAGTCCTACACCTGCAATACTTTGTCCAGATTGTACTATCGTATAATCTGATGCACTTGGTGATGAGCTCGCAGATATGTTACTATTTGCAAATATTAAATCTCCAACCTCTACTACTGTTCCTAAGAAACTTGTATTATTAGAGTCTGTTACAGCAAAGAAGTCACCTTGGTCTAAAGCTATATTACTTGAACCAGTTAATACTGGGGTGTTTGTAATTGCATTATATCCTCCTCTAAATATTCCAACTCCAGCCGCTATAGATTGAACTTGTGCTAAGTTAACACCGTCTGTTCCAGCAGTACCTGTTGCAACATCTAATAGTTTATTTCCACCAAAATCAACATCTGCTTCTGCATCACCAAACTGATTTAGATGAATATCATCTATATCTATTTTTTTGTTACCAGAACTATTTATAATAAGCTCATCTGTTGCTGCTGCTGAAGTAATAGTTGTCAATTCATTTAAATCAAGAGCAATTTCTACTGTATTAGTTGCAGAAATTGATGTATCAATTCCCGTACTACCTCCAATTAAAACTGACTCTCCATCATCTATTGTTTGGTCAGAACCTGAATCAGCTGTAAGCACCCATGAACTCATTGAACCTGTACCGCCTGTATATGCTATAGTTACTGTTCCACTTGCATTATTTGTTGTAGAAATGCTTGCGCCTGCAGCTATAGTAATTGTGCCATTGTTTGAAATTGTTGAATTAGCTCCAGTTGTGGCAGCTAATGTTATACTGTTAAACGGTAAACTGTTTGTCAGTGTCATTCCTGACGCTGTAGTTTCAGTAGAAACTCCTGTACCACCTGCAATATCAACTGTTGTTCCATCAGAAACAGTTAAATTAGAACCTGAATCACCTTGTAAGGTCCATGATGTCATTGTTCCTGCACCACCGTCTGATGCTGCGGTAATTCTACCTTTATCGTCAACTGTAATGTTTGCAGATGTATACGAACCAGCTGTTACCGCTGTGTCAATTAAATCAATAGTTACTGTGTCAGTATTAGCAACAACCGTAGAAATATTATTTGCAGTACCTGCAATATCTACTGTATTGCCACTAAGTATAGTTTGATTTGAACCACTATCCGCTGATAGTGTCCAACTTACATAATTGTCTGAAGCTGGAAGCTCGTATGTAGTAAGAGCTTGGCCTGTAACATGACCTGTTGAATCTACACCTACATTAGCTGAAAGAGCTGTAAACGTAGCACCACTTGATAAAGCGGTAGATGGTGTTGTATTAGTTTGTGATTGAGCGTCGTGATTTATTGTTAATGTGTCAGTTGCGCTTACGACTGTACTAATTTTAGTTCCACCAGCAAACGTAGCTGTGTTACCAGAGCCTATATCTTGTGCAGAACCTGAATCTCCAGCAAGTTCCCATCCTGCATAACCACTCGCAGTGGCAGTAATAGTAATTGTACCATTACCGTCATTTGCTGTCGTTATACCTGAACCAGCTGTAAAGGTTAAAGTATCACCATTTGATATTGTGGAATTAGAACCTGAATCAGCTGCGGCAACAAAACTACTCATAGTTCCCGCTCCTATATCGGATAATACCTGTGCTTTTGTTCTATATTTTAATATACCGCCGTCAACGGTAACTAAACCTGTATATGTTGCATCATCTGCGTTTACGGTAAGCTGGAGCGTTCCGTCTATAAATACTTCTTTTAAAAATCTTATTGCCATTTTTTATATATTTTTTTTCAATTAAATACTGCTTTACCAGTGAAATTACTTGTAAAGTCTAACTGTACTCGGTCTACATCTATGTAAGTTACCTTGCACTCAACTTCTTCTGTTGGGTTGTTAGACCCGTCTACTAACGTAACACTCACTGCAGGGAACTTGTTTAAACTATGAGTGACTATATAACTACTGTTTCCAGTTAAAAGAGCACTCACTTCATTTTTGTCTCCGCTACTCCCTACATATTGTAGCAAAGATATAAAATAATCTTTTTTGTCTGTTAAGCCCCCATTGCCTGCAATGTAAGTCAAGCTGATATCATAGAACGTTCCAGTCTGAAGAGCAGAGCTGTTCCATTTATATATAGCCCAATTAGTAATATCATCACATTGTGTTATTAAAACATCAGAACCAGTCAAGGGTGCAGTATACCATGTAGATACATCTATAAGTAAACCACCTTGGTTTTCTGCATACGCACTCAGAACAAATGTTGTGATACCACTAAACGGTACATTAAAAGCCCCTCCATTTGTAAAAGTAATAGACTCATCTGGTCTTGGATGACTTCCTGTAGGGTTTATCATATCGTATTGATATCTTAATAATTGTGATTCAGCTGCTTTTTTATTTATAAAATTAGCAACATCTTGCGCTGTAAAATTTTTGGTTTGAAAATTATTCTGAGAATCAGAACCAATCCATTTATCAGCACCAACTACATTGGTATCTTTAACGTATGTGGATATTCTTGCCATTTGTTTATTTTATTGATTTACCCTTTTCGTAGGACCTTCCACCGAAATAAGCTGCTACAATCGTAATGAGAAGAAGCTGAAGCAAATCTTTCCATTTATCATCAACTGCAAAGTTAATAAATCCTGAGTCAATAAAGATAAGCACAACCGTACTGACCAATACAAAAATTAAAGACAAAGGTCTTACGGATTTTGATAATTTATTATCTGAAGCCATATCGGCTTTCCATCTTTCTGTAACGTTTTTTTGTTGAGCTGCTTCGGCATTAATAAATACTTCAGTCATTTCTTTTTCAAAACGCGCCTTTTCTTCTTTACTAAAAGTGTGATTATCTATAATACCCGATATTTTTTCTGCTACTGAAGCACCTGCTCCACCAAATATTTTTGCTAATATATCTTTCATATTACTTTATATTTTGTTTTACCATTTTCTTTATATGCTTGTAAACATCTGTTTCTATTTTCTTGTGCATCAACATAAGAGACATGAATCCAGGATGGATTCTCATCATTTCCAAACTCCCAAATTAATTGGTCAAAATCTAAATTTTCTTTTATATACATAAACATTTCTGCATTTGACTTGTGTCCATAAACATCATCAATATCCATTGCTTGACCTTTACAATGCTGACTTGTCTTGCTTCCACCAATAGCTTTGTTAAGTTTTGGTGACCTAAAAAAAGAAGTGATTTTTATAGGACCTCCGACATAACTTCTCAAAGGTTGAAATATCATTTCGGCAATAGTCATCATATTAGCTATTTGTTCATGACTCGGCTCGTTATCTATACCAAATCTTTTTGCTGTATTAGAGTGTACAGCTTCTTTGTATGTAATATTTTTACTTATGTTACTCATAACCTAACATTCAGACCTACACTACTATTATATATTTCAGAGTCCCAAAACTTAGCATATTCAGCTTCCATAAAAATTCCAAGCGTTTTTGTAATCTTCCAACCGACTATCAACCCGCCTTGATAATCACTCCACTGTTTACCTTTCAGTAAATTGTTGTGGCCCCCGAGCCCCCAACTATCGCGATGTAAGTAGCTGAAGTCGACATTACCCTTAAAATATTTATGATACGGTAAAATCCAGTTAGCATAAGTGTGTACCCAAAACTTCGACTTGTAATGATAGAAATCAAATCCCACGATAGGTGCATACTCCGCAAATGCGTCAAGCTCTGCCCATCTTGCTTGATTATAATCATTCATAAGTTGACCAAATATTAAGTCACGAAACTGTCTATCCGTCCAGGCTACTATATCGCCTTGCGGATTTGTCCAATACCAATCATAAAATGAATTCCCGCTTTCATCAGTTGAAGAATAGTACCAGTCATCATAGCCATATTCAAATCCTAACGTGTACCAATAGTTTGCTGGATTTCCATTTTCATCTATTTCATTTAGCCATAGTTCTATTGGGTTATATCCAAAAGCTTTTTGATGAGTTCTTGCTATAACACCCGCACTAATACTAAATTTTTTACCAATCGGTAATCGAGCTCTCACTTCTGCACTTTGATATTTCAAATCTACATTACCTACTTCTCTTTGCTCAACTTTAACTATATGATAATCTCCTGTATGTCTTAAAAAATATCTTGAATTTGTAAAAACATCAGACCTTTGTCTTTCTCTTTCCCAATGAAACAAGTATTCAAAACCTTGAACCGCAGCTGTTGGTGCCGACAAAGCTTTGTTATTTTCTGTTCCATCATAATAGTTTCTCCCTTTTACCTCGTAATCAAATCTTGCAAGTTTACGCACACCAAACCCAACTCTATAATCAAAAGGATGATAAATAGTTTGGTCTTCTACTCTTGGTATAGCATATAAATCATCAGGATTTGTTCTTATAAAATAATCAGGATATTGAGTTTCATAAGCATTACCTATGTCACCCGCTACATATACTGTAGCATATTTAAAAATATCTTTGTATAAATTATCAAAAAAATTTTTTGCTTTATACTTCTTTACTATTTTGTTTTCAATCTTTTTATCTGCATTAATTACTTGTGCTGATACGTTAAGACTTAATATTATAAATATTAATGTTATTAATTGTTTCATATCTAAAATTTACTTTCAATGATTTCTTCAATTTTTTCTTCAATTAATTCGATTGTATTTTCTGGTAATTTTAAAGAGATACCACTCTCCACTCTAATTACTTCATCACCATTGTGATAAAGAATTATAGTAGGAAGGTATTTGATTTTTTCATTATCAAATACTTTTTTCTTTTCTGTTATCTTAAATGTATAAGTGTTGTGTTGTTTAAACGGCTTCAGCGAAATCTCTGAACCTTCAGTAAATGGAGCACTAAATTGTACTACTGATATTTCCTCTTTGAAGTCTTGAGAAAAAATCAACATAGGAAATAACATTAATACTATACATAGTCTCATTTTTTTCTACTTATTTCGTAGAGCCTTTCATCCATTTTAGCTAAAGACTCTTTGATTTCATTTACATCATCTTTGATGTTTGTCACATCAGATTGAATATTATCTATGGTGCTTCTCACCAATTCGTCCTTATATTGAAATTCAATTTTACTGACCTCTGGTTTAGGCAGTTCCATTGCTGTAGTTATTTGAGCCTGTAAAGTATAGTACATGCCTACGAGTGAAGCGAAACCTATGGCCATAGCTACCATTTCTTTTAATGATAAAGTAAATTTACTTTCAGGCGATAAGTTTTTGTCTTGGCTCATTTCTCTACATATATATAATTAAAAGTTATATTATTTCCCGCTGTGTTTGTTTGAGTATATTCCATTTTATTTTTTCTTTTTTGATAATTTAGGTTTTTTAAACATGGCTGCTGTTCCAGCATTTGTTTTTAATTTTTCTAAAACTTGTTTTCTACGTGATGGTGCTGCGTTTCTTACACCATTCATAATTACTGCTTTTTCATAACGTCCTGGTTTTAATCCTGTATGTTTGGAAACAAAACCGCTAACATTATATTTAGCTATTTCTTTTTTCTTTTTTGATAATTTAGGTTTTGTTCTTTTAGCAAGTGTAGCTGCTCTTTTTTTAGCCAATTTTTCTTTGTTGGCTTTTATTAATTCAGCTTTACTTTTCATGCCACCTTTTTTACCATACTTTTCATAAAAGTCCAGTTTTGCAGATGATTCTCTTCCTGGCACTTGTCCCATTTTTTTCATGGTTCTTGTAAGATAAATACTATCACCTTGAGTTTTAGGTGTTCTTATTTTGAAATTCTTTTCTGCTTCTTTTATTAATTTTTTATCAATATCAGGTTTGTCAGATTTTTTAGGTTTCTTTTTAGACAAATAAGGTTTTTGAACTCTACCAGCAACTTTAGTTTTATCTGGAGCTTTACTTGATGGTGTCTTCTTTTTTAATTCTTTTATTTGATTTACCACTCCTAATGCTTGCCCAACAAGGCCTAATGCACCTCCTACCTTTCCAGCTACTTTACCAAATTTTCCATCACCTTTTTTAGGTTTTTTCATTGAGAGCATTGGTTTCATAGACATCTTTGGTCTCATGCTTCTTCTTGTGCTTTTATGTAGTTTACTCATTTTAGGTTTTATTATTTTATCAATTTTAGCCGCTTGTCCAGCATGTGTCTTCGATGCTTTTTTTAGTTCAGCTGATATTGCTTTTAATTTGTTTTTCATTTTACCAAATAGCTATACATGCTTGATTTCTAATCGATGCACTACTTCCAGCTACTCGTAATTTTTTTACTTGAACAGGTAGGTAGTTTCCTACTTTAAAGTTTTTGAATATTACAGTGTTAGGAGATTGTACTGAACCAGTAACAGTATCTACACACACATCTACATACTCATCTCCAGCTCCAGATATGGTAGCAGTGGACCCAATGTATAGTAAGCATCCTGAAGATGATTCTATTCTTTGTTCAAATATTGGCCCACCTTGAAATACTATATAAGTATCGTTAGGAGAGTTTTGAAAAATATCAGCACTTAGAGTTAATATAGTAGAACTATCAATCGCAGTTACTGTTGCAATAGTTCCTGTAGCTGTATTATATACAATATCACCAACAACAACGTTAGAAAAGTCAGCACCTACATCGACAAGTTTGTCGGTAGTATTTGCTGTATTATTTCCAGTTAGTTGGGGGCAGCCAGGATATGGAATTGGTATTGAATCTGCGGCTATAACTTGAAGTGCTAAGCCAGTGTTTACGGTTATTTTAGGATATGCCATTTTTTTTATTTTAGAGGGTTAAAAATCTCTTTACTTTTTGTAAGGAAACACACGATTTAAAGTGTCTCTCCTTTGACCACACCCGCAATCTTCTGCTCCAACTGCTTTTGTGACCTTAGTGACTACATTTTTAATACCAGTAGCCGTGGTAAATTTTTCTATAGTATCTCCCAAACCTCGGGATTTTTCATTTAATTTCATTTTTTTATTTTTTACAAACACATTCTGCCACTGGGCAGTCGTTTACGTTTACTACTAATTTTGATACCAGCCAGTTCCACTTACATAATAATTTGCACCAAGCTTTCTGTATCCAGTATCCAAATTTTACTAATAATTTTCCCATTTACTTTTTTAATTTATTTAAGTCTGGAGGTAACCTATCTATTCTTCTTGGTATGTAAGGAACATCGCAATGTGTGCTTACAGCTTTTACTTCAGCAGGTTTACCTTCTACTTTAGTTTTTACTTCTTTTTTAGCTACACTTTTTTTTGGTGCAGCTTTCTTTTTTGCTTTCGCCATAGATTTAATTTTATTTTCTTTTACAACCAAAGTTATTTGCGTAGTTAGCCATTTCAACAACTTCTTTAGAATATTTTTTTGTACTCTTCATTACTGCTGATGCTGCACTACACGCATCTTTGAAACCGTTTCTTTTAGCCCACTTTGTGAACTTTCCACGATTTTGTTTTTTTATTTGTGGAAAAGCCATACTATTTGCTGATTAACTTACCTAAATGTCCTTTTACACTTTTAGGATAATGTTTCTCATATTTCATAGAATGGTCTCCACCATAAGCATGTCCATACATTTTCTTAGACATAGCTTTTGATTCATCTCTTCTGTCTTTAAAAGACTGAGATTTTTTTCCGTGCTTTGCACCTAACGACTCATCGAGTCTTGCATTATAACCTTGTGCCATAACTTTTTTTTTTAAATTAATATAAATACAAATATAATAATATATTTTTTTAACATCTCCAGCGACGTCTTGCTGCACATATTCTCTTTTCTGGAGTTTTAGAACAATTAATGTTGTGCATTTTCATTTGACCAAGTGACCTTGAACAATAAGACTTTCTTCTTTTAGCCCTCATCTTACTGGGCTTTTTTTCTGTAACGGCAGTTTTTAATTTGGAACCAGGGTTAGCTCTACGATATGCAGCAACACCTTTTTCAGTCATGCCCGCACCAGCTGATGCTTTACGAAAGTTTCCTCCCTTACCTGTAGTTTTTGCTATATTCTTTGCCATTATGAGTTTCTTACTTTTGCAGCTGGGGTGTTTGGAACAACTTGTTTTCCTTTTCTACCAGCAGCTTTTTTCTTTCGAGCTGTTTTAGCTAATTGTCTTTTTGATAAAGACCTTGCTTTAGACATCGGCAAACATCTATCTGGATTTTTTTTATTCTTGGAAGTTCCACAGGGTCCTTTGATTTTTCCATCACGACCTATGCGTACCCAGTTTTGCTCTCTCCATTTTTTTAATTCACCCATTATTTATGTGCATCTTGTTCCCACGGTAGACTTCTATCGTGAGGGTCTATTTTACTTGAAGGTATAACTTGTATTGGTGAATATGGTGTGGGTTTATAATAATAATTATTATGGTCAAACCTCATCTCTCCTCTTTTCATTTGATACAAATGGTCTACCTCATGTTTTACAGCTTTTCTTTTTAGAGCAGGTGACATATCTTTTTCAATGTCAATCACACCGTTTGGATTTATTTCACCCAAAGTGTATTTGCCAAGTTTCTTTTCTTTTACGATATAATCGCCTGTCGAATACTTGTCACTAAAATCTAATACCTGTCCTAATGTTTTTAATTTAAAAGGCATTATTTCTTTTTCATTGCCATTTTAGGTTTCTTTCCCATCAAAGCAGGTTTTTTCATAGCCATCTTTGGCATTGTCATGTCTCCTTTAGGAACTTTTTTCATACCTACCTTTGGCTTTTTCATAGCCATCTTAGGTTTCTTTTTCATAGAAAGCTTTGCTTTCTTTTTCATAATTTTACTTTGAACTTCTTTTGGTAAAGAGTCAAACCCAGGATTCATCTTGGGATTTTTTGATTTCATTGCCATGGACATTTTAACTTTCTGTATGGCATTAAGCATAGGTTTTTTCATCATGATTTTTAATTTTAATATTTACAATTATTTTTTCCCTTTTGCCTTTTTAGCATAGTTTGGGTCTTTACAATACTTACTTGCAGCCATATTTGCATAAGCTCCTGGATAAGTATCAAAAGTTCTTTTAGCCCAAGCTATTCCTGCTGGACAAATTTTACTTCCCTTCTTTGGTTTTCTTAATGATAGTTTACTCATCTTCCTTGGCCTTTATATTTAGTTCCTGTATAATACTTTCCGCTCTTTTGGTTCGTATGTCTGTTTTTTGAATGTACCCCAGGTCTTTTTTTTCGAGAACGAAATACATACGTACTTACATTTTTACGAGCCATTTGATTTTATTATATCTTTGTAACAAAGATAAATAATTTAATCTAATATAATTTATGCCTATCATCATACGAAACACTACACGTAAGCAGCCTGAACATGATTATTTAAAATATTGGAAAGTAATTAAGTATTGGGCAAAACGCAAATATAATATAACAACGGGTGATTTAGAACTGATGTTATTTTTATACAGCGAACATCTATTTACCAAAACTAAGTTTGAAGAATACAATGAGTTGATGTCTTGGAATACAAATAGATTTTATGATTTAATTAAAAAAGGTTGGATACATAAGTGGAGACCTAAAAAAGGAAATGAAGCTGCATTGTATGAACTTACGTTTCAGGCCAAAAGAATGATAAGTAATGTTTATGCTAAGTTAAATGGTGAAGATATTCCCGAGAACTCAGTAAACAACCCAGTGTTTAAACATGATGTTAAGTATAGAGATAAGGTGTACAGAAATTACATGAAAAAAATAAACCAAGAAAATAGATTATAGTACTACTACCACATCTCTTTCTTCAATCACTGTATATGTGTTGTCATCAATAACCATAGAGTGTCCTGCAGCTTTATCAAATAATATTACATCATTCTTCTTAACTGTTTCAACATTGGTTCCAGGATTTACAACTAATGCTTTGTGATATCTAAGTGAAGACATATCTTCATTAGACAATAAGAGTCCAGATTTTGTTTTGTACTCTTCGTTTATTTTTTTTATAACTATATACTTATTTACTGCTTGCATAAGTTTTTTTCTTACTTGAAATCACATAGCCTCTGCTTTGCAAATATTTTATCGCTTCTTCTTCTTTTTTTCTTTCTGCTCTTGCAATTTCAAATAGATAATTGTGTATTGGCATAATATTATATTTTAGTTTCTATTAATTTAAATCTTTTTCCTTTCTCAATTCTACGACTATCTTTAAAATAACTATTGAATTGGATTGTATTTTTTTTAAATAGTTCTTCTAAAAATATTTTTTGTTTGTATTCAGCTATCAAACTAATTGATAAATCTTTTGAAATTGGTTTTAATGGATAACCATCAATACCTTTTCTTTGCTTCACACCAAAATGTTTTCTTATATCACTCTTTGACTCTGGCATGTGTTACGATTGCATTAGTTGATAATATTGTTGCTGCTACACTGCTTGAATTTATCAAAGCATTCTTTGTAACTTTCAAAGGGTCTATAACACCAAGTTTAAATAAATCTCCAAACTTCTCATTCTTTACATCAAATCCATAATTTTTTTTCTTGTCATTTATTTCTGATAATATATTTTCGGGATTGATACCTGCATTTTCTAATATTTGTATTAATGGTTGGACTATAGCTTCTCTAACAATATTGCATGCTGTATTATAGTCAGCATCTTTATTATTACTTACGATGGTCTTTGAAGCATTATATAATGCAAGTCCAGCTCCAGCAACAATCCCTTCTTCCAGTGCAGAACGTACTGCACATACCGAGTCATCGACTCGGTCAAATTTTTCTTTTTGTTCCACATCTGAGTTACCACCAACGTAGATACACCCGATAGCTCCAGCTAAGCTGGCTATTCTTTCATCTATAAATTTTCTTTCTTGTGGTGTTTCAGTATTTTCTTTTTGAATACGTAGTTCATCTATTCTCATTTTTAATTCTTCACTTGGTTCGTTATTAGTAATGAGAACAGAGTTTGATTTACCTACAATAATTTTATCAGCTGTACCTAAGTCAGCTTCTGACAATGTAGATAAATCGTCACCAGTTTTTTCTGACAAATACTTTGCTCCTAATGTAAGAGCTATGTCTTGCATCAGCTCATGTTTTTTATAACCAAACGAAGGAGTCGGTATATTACACAGCTTCAAACCGTTTCTTACGACATTTGCTGCAAGTGTATTTACCACATTCGTTCCGCAATCAGCGATTATAAGCAAGGTCTCGCTTTTTTGAATGATAGGTTTTAACACACTTTCTATTTGAAGTATGTTATTAATGTCTTGGTCACACACAAGAACCTTGACATTTTCTAATATACACTCATCCTTCTTTTGATTATTTATGAACAGGTTAGATGAATATCCTCTATCTACTTTGATACCGTTAGTTACTTCAGCGAAAGTCTCATGGTTTTGAGAACGCTCAACAGTTACTATTCCGTCCTTTCCAACTTTCTGATAAGCATCAAATATTAATTTACCTATCTCTGCATCATTATTGGCTGATATCTTAGCTACATCTAAAAGACTACTGTTTGTAATCTTCTTTGAATTTTTTTCTAAATACTTTACAACATCTTGTACAAGTTTGTTTATATGTCTAACAACTTGTGTGGTATTGTTATTTGGTATCATATACTTGACACCCGCCTTGACAAAGGCTTCTGCCAACACGATTGCTGTAGTTGTTCCATCGCCAGCTGAATTAGCTGTACGGTTGGAAGCGTCTTTCATTATTTGTATTGCTATATTTTCTACAGGGTCGTCCAAGAAAATGCTACGGGCTACAGTTACTCCGTCTTTTGTTATGGTCATTCCGCTAAGATGTTCGGTGCTTTCTATTATAACAGTTTGCCCGCGTGGGCCTAATGTAGATTTAACTGCGTTGGAAATTTTTTCTATTCCTGATATTAATTTTTTTCTTCCTTCAGAATCAAAATGAAGATTCTTAGGAATATAACCTTGCTTATTCATTGTACTTAATTTAATTAGAACTTTTTCAAATATACAAAATGTGACGAATATGACAAATGAATTGCTTTTATTTTTTATATATATATTTTCTTATTATTATATATTATTATTATTATAATTTATATATTTTATTCGTCATAGTCGTCATAAAAGAAATAAGTAACTAATAATCAATAAGTTACAAAAAATTAAATTGTCATAAGTTAGTCATTGGTATGACAAAAAAAAGAGTTTCAGTTACGAAACTCTCTTTCACTCAAATCAAAACAGAACAAATAGGGAAATTTGTTTTTTTAAAATTCTAATTGTCTAAAGTTTTTCTTGTCTTCTGCAAGTTGAATCCCTTCAGCAATTTGATTTATCTTTCTATCGTTTTTTACAGACCTCTTTATAGAAGCTGCTCTTGCTATTCCTGATTCTGATGAAGGCCTGTCGTTTATTAACCTGCCATCCTTAATATATAATCCGTCAACGTAATTGTTCATACTCATAGCTTTTAATTTTTATCAAAGATAATAAAATTTTATTAGATATCTTGGGGTTGAGGGTAATACCCCGTTATACGTTCGCCACCCCCCTAACAGAAAGTCAAAATATTTTGTCGGTCAAAGCAAAATAAAAAAATTTTTTCTCAGATTTTTTAGCTTTTTCTACAGCGTTTAAACGGGGTCAAGGTTGACCGCAAAAGCGGGCGCATTGTTTAAACGTGGTGAGGGTCTGAACGTTTAAACGAGCTGAGGGGCGGGGGAAGGTTTGACGTTTTTTAATTGAAGAGGAAAAGAGATTTCCCCCGTTATGCCCGCCCGATAAATCAAAAGACAAAACAAAATATAAAAAAAATATAAAAGTTTTCAACAGGCTAAGTCATTGAACGTCAGCAAGTTACAAGCAGGTTGGCAGGTGCATGAAAATATATTTTCGTTTGGCTATTGTTTTTTAATAGAATTGTACTATATTTGTACATAATTAATACAAAATTTATACATTATGAGACATAAAAAGTCAAAATCTAACAGAGAAACTTACTTAGAAAATGCAACAGACATACTAAGAAAGGGGCTCTTCAAGGACAAAGGGTACACAGTGCCAAAGGTTCAATTATCTGTAAGCTGGGCAACCAGAGGAAACAGAACAAAACACGGTAAAGGCGTTAAGGTGTTGGGACAATGCTTTCCAACGGGTCTTTGTGACAGTGGAATTAATCAAGTAAATATCACCCCATATTTAGACGGCACCAGCTTAAGCGGTACGCTGAGAATTTTAGGCGTTCTTGTTCATGAATTAGTTCATGCCGTTGATGATTGCAAAAGCGGTCACGGGGCACCGTTTAAACGTTGCGCTACAGCTGTAGGGTTGAAAGGTAAAATGACCGCGACAACTGAAACAGAATGGCTTGAAGATTATCTAAAAGCCAACGTTGTAAAGCCGTTAGGCTTGTTCCCTCATGCTAAGGTCATGACGGGCGGACGTAAGGACGGGGTGAGAAATTTGAAGGTAAGCTGTAATTGTTGCGATTTCAGTTTCAGATTGTCAAGGAAGAATATTAACATGCTTCCAGACCACATACAATGCCCTACGGGTTGCGGTGGACTAATGGACAACGAACAAGATTACTAAATGACATGGGGCGTTTAAACGCGCCCCTTTTATTAACTAAAATTTATACACTATGATATTAAAAATCTCAAAGCCAAACAGACAAACGAAAGCACGTAAGCGCGCTAAACTAACGCGCAAAGAATGGCGTCAATTCGTGAAAGGTTTGGGGACGTTAGGGCGTCTTGAAATAGTACATTAAGCCCTAAGCGTTGAGCCGTTTAAACGGCTCAGGTTGTTTAACTTTAAAAATTTATACTATGGGAAATATGTCATATTGTCGATTCGAAAATACTTCGAGAGACTTAAGCGATTGCGAGGAAGCAATTCAGAACGGCGACATGTCAACAGACATGAGCCAATACGAGCGAGACGGGTTGGAAAACCTGCTCGGACATTGTCAAGAAATCGTGGCCATGAAGCACGAAATTGAAGACGCTCTAAGGCGTTGGGACGACAATGAAGAGCAAATGCGAAGAGAGGAAGAAGAAGAGGAAGAAGAAGCCAAAAGACAGGCTGAAAAAGAGGACAAGGAGCAACAGAACTTAATCAAGAAATTTGATTCATGGACTAAGGGTTATGATACTTTTACAACTCTTCCTTCAAATCACTCAAGTTATAAACCTAAATTAATTTAATATGAAGAAAATTCAAACATCAATTTTAGCCGTGACGTGGTTCTTTCTACTCACGGCTATAGGTCGGGTAATTATTCACATGCTGGATAGTGTCAAGACCTTAGAGCAAGGATTGACAATGTTCGCTTTTGTCGTGTTCGTTGGATTCTTAATGTACGTTAGCTCAGTGTTAATTATTGGGCTGGTACGTGAGTCGTTTGGGCGACGTTAAAAAGGCATTAAGCCCAAAGCGGGACAGCGTTTAAACGTTGTCCGTTGTTTAACTAAAATTTATACAATATGAAATTAAAAAGATATAATAAAAATCTAAAAGTTGAAGGAAATAAAGTATTTTCTTACAGCACACATGTAGCAACTATTGAAGGCTCAAAATTGATTCAATTAGGCTACTGGTCAGTAACTACTCAAAAACATATTAACTATGTAGCCAGAGAATTAAATTTGACTTTGAGCAAGCAAGACCAAAAAGAGAAAGAGTCAGACCCAATACTAAATTCAATGAAAGCCTTTTTATTAATGGGGGATTTAATGAATGATAAAAAGGAGGATACAGCAGACGCGGTCAAGTATAAAGAAAGGATTGTATTTGCTACAATGAGGAGCAAGATTCCAAATTGGCAACCACCCTCAGACTGGGAGCGTTTAAACGACTCGGACAAATTAGAGAGATTAACTAAAATTCAAAACTTATGATTATAAAAGAATTAAAAATTTACGGAACAAAAAACGGTTGGAACTGTGAAGACAGTAGCAGTCTCAACGTTGCAGAATTAAAAAGAAATTTCAGCCCGTGGCAATGGGAACTATTAGGAGATAGAGAAAAAGATTATTGTCTCTACCATAATAGCGGTTATTACACTGGTTCAGATACTCTTGTAATTGATAGAGAATCAGACGCTCAAGGTAATGATATCTATTGGTTACACAGCGCGGATTCTAATTGGGGTGACCCTTCAGAACTGTATCAATGTGAGTACGACATGTGGAAAGACGCAGAGGACATGCTGAAAAGCGGGTCGTTTAAACGCATTGTAAATTATACCATGGCTGTTGGTCATTTTATTGATTTACTTAATGATTTAAATAAGTGCAGAAAGAAAGAGACAACTCTGGGTGATTGGGAAGATGTTAAATACAATGAGTACAACCAGTATGAATGGGACGATGATTGGAGTGATGATGAATAGTCGATTGAGCGACTATAAATAGAACACTAAGCTCAAAGCGTTGCACCGTTTAAACGCGGTGCAGGAGTTATTAATTTAAAATTTATATTATGGCAGAAATTGAAAGAAAAGTAGCCAAAGAAATCTATGACGCTATTGACGGTGACTACACTTTGATAAGCAGATTAGTTTCGCACATTGAAAAGGTTGCAGACAAATCAGGATTGCAAATGCACCAAGGCGGTGACTATATTTATTATGAAGTTCTGGAGTCTGTGTCTCTTGAAATTGCGGAAAGCATGTTGACTAACTCAGATGAGATAGAGGACGTTTAAACGAAGTTTAATTTAAAATTTATATTATGGAAAAACCAAATCACATTTTAGAAGCCGAAGAAGAAGCAGGCGTTCCTTTTGAAGAATGGAGTAAAGAGGAGCAAGCTCATCACTGGTATAACCACGTAGAACAAAGAGGGATTGACGATAAGGCAGTTGACGGATTGTTCGAGGGAATAAACGATTGTATGAATGAAGCTGAAGTCCCGTCTGAAGTATGGAGCGATGTCTTCACTTTAATTAATGAAGACTATACCGTAAGACGAAACTAATGCACAGAAAAGAAAGACAAATAATGCACGCGGTTTATAAAGCGAGAGAGCAACGACGTTTAAACAAGCTCATCGCCGAAAAAAAGTCGCGTGCGTTTAAACGGGGTGAACAAATAAAAATAATATTTTAATGTACAAAGCTTGCACAATTAAAAAACATTTTGTATATTGCAGACGAATTTTAAAATTTAAGTATATGAATACAATAAGTAAAAACAAAGGTAAGTTAATGATGACCTCAACTTCGTTCAGTATTTCAGACGTGTTCTTTAATTACGGAGCGACAAGTTTTAGTCGATTTAATTTCCTTGAAAATGGTAAAGTCAAAACCATGAGTGCAGACCAGCGCAAGCGTTGGCGTACCGATGAACAAATATTTCAAGGCGTGTATGATGACGCTGAAAAGTTCATCGAGTTCTGGGCACTTGAAGATGTTACAAATCCAATGGAGTTAGCACAAGACTTCATGGATAGATTGTAGAAGACGTTTAAACGGACTGTTCTTTTGTGTATAAATTTTGTCAGTCCGTAGGTTGGAGCATGGTGCGTGTAGTTCCTTGTAGCGAAAGCTCGTAAGTGAACCACGGGGGTTCGAGTCCCCCACCTTCCACTAAGGGTAAAGTGTGGCACCCGTTTAAACGCCACGCATAATTAAATAAAATTTATATGGAACAGAACATTATTTACGGGACAATCATGGAAACCGTTGACCATTATGAAATTCATAACGGCAAAGGTAAAGCCTTGACTCATGCCAACACATGGCAGAACCCAAACAAAAAGACTAAGTCTTTTGATACTTTAAAAGAAGCTATTGAACATCTAAGCTCGACTAAACGTCAGGGCAAAGTCGTAGAGTTTATTCAGCTAACTAAATGCTATAAGCTTAAAGACTCATCAGTTCAAGGCGTAAGCACAGAGATAATTGAAAGGGACGTAGACCCAAATAAAATCAAATCAGCAAACGTATGGCTATGAGAGTTAAGAGAATAGAACAGTCTATAATTCGTCAACAAGTTAGCCCACGCGGTGGCGGAATTGAGATAGACTTAAAAAAGTGGGGCTACCCAAACGGAAAGATGACGGCATATCAAAACTACCTTGGTGGTGGTATGCTGGGAAGAGTTGACGGTGATTGCAATGTTCCAGACTGGAAAAGCATAGACCGTTTAAACGCGCTGAATGAAAAGCTGAAGAGATACTATCATAACTTAACCAATGGCTTTCATGCTGACTGTTTCTGGTCTTCATGTAGCTATGAGGATAACCAAAAAAGACAAGCCAGTGCATATTAATACTACACAAACAAAAGTCTTCAGGCTGGACGCTTGGCGTTCATGGTTGGAGCCAGTCAATGCTGTTGGTGGTTGTAACTTTACAGACCAATGGTATGAGACTGCGAACAATGAAGTCGATAGCTTCTGCAAGAAACTACGGCAAGCAAAGATTAAGTATCGTTGTGTGTGGGGTGACTCATCAAATCTTTTTATGAGAATCAAATTCATTTGCGTTCACCCAGACCAACGACTTGAAGCTCAAGCGATAGCGTTTAAACATCGCGACGAGACAGAATATTTTTATAACCTTTAAAATTTATTATATGGGATACAAAGAAACTCAAGAACTTAGAAAACAATTAAAAGACAAGGGATATGTTGATAGCTTATGGCATGTTGAAGACGTACAGCAAAATTACAAGTGCGATGACGACACGGCATGGGAGTGTTTAAACGACGCCCTTAGTTGCGAGGCGGTATATGAAACCATCTTCGAATCTATTGATATTATAGCAAGAGAAAAGTATAATTTAAAATCAAAATAATATGGCAAAAGCAAAAATGAAAAACAAAAGCGAACACTATATTAGTATAGACTTAGACCAACGATACATGAGCACGTATCATTTCGTTGGCTTCAATGAACTATCTAATGTAGCTAACATGCTGTGGGGTCAAGGTTGGATAGCTTCTGATGACTTAAGTCAGATACAAGAACTATTAGACCACGTCCACGAAAACATGTACACGGTTCACCTCATTGAAGGACTCCGTGATGACTATGATATTGAAGTCCGTTTAAACGAGCGGGTGGTAGACAATTCAGATTTTATTTCTGTGATATGTCACCTTGCAAACAGAGTAACCGAAGCAAAGTTTGGTCACATGACTTATGCAGATAATGATTCAGACACTTTAGAATACACTGAGGACGCTCAAGATTTTTTCAACAAACAATACGATGAGATAGAGCATGAGATTATACATCGTTTAAACGTACAACCATTACAACTATGAGTAAGTATAGCGGAACATATTGCAAAGAATACGACAGCTATTATGTAGCAGTTGATTATGAATATTATTGGGACAATGGAACTTGGGAACAACCTCCAGAAGATGAGCTGACAATATTAAGAGTATTAGTCGACGGCTTTGAGATAACAGATTTTTTCTGGGATTATGTTAAAGATGATTTAGAAGAAGACGTTAGGGATTATGCAATAGAAAATAAACCTTATTACTAATGGAGGATATGTTACCATTTGAAATGAGAAGCAAGGCTTCTGGTCAAAAAGTTGTGAAGGTTCAAGACAAAGTGTACAGCTATTATTGTCCAGCTTCTGGCAAGTATCTGTTTAAACATGAGGTCTATAAATTTGTCAGTTTGTTTGCAAAATTAAAACAAAATGTATAAATTTGTTGCAATTAAATTAAATTAAATACAATACTATGGCACACTTTAATAACGAATTTGAATATCAAAACAAAGTCTTTGATAGATTTCTTAATAGTTTATTTCCTATTGACAAGGATAAGGAAGGAGATAAAGAAGAGAAACCAAAGCCAAAGCCTGAGCTTCCTCCAATTCCTTGGGGAAAGAATGATGAAGACCCTCCACTATTTATATGACAGAAGAAGATAAAAGATATAGACAGGGCAGGTCGTTTAAACAGCGCGAAGCTCAATATAAATTCATGGAATTTTTAGGAGCTGTGGTTGTAGTAATGGTATTTACATTTATAATTTATAACGTATTAAAATTTATTTATGAGTAAGACTCAAGACTTAATTAAAGAAGTAGGTAAAGAAGTTGTTCTTCTTCTACTTGAAAAGAATAAAGCTTATGGTGATACAGCTAATAATCCACCACAAATTTTCAGCAAACTTTCTGCTAAAGAAGGATTACTTGCTCGTATAGACGATAAGCTTAGTAGAATAAAAAAGCTTTCTATCAATCATATAGGTAGTGACCCTATGAAAGACGAAAGTGGAGTAGATACTGTAAGAGATATTACGGGATACTTAATCCTTCTTCTTGTGCAAATACGTAAGGAAGAGAATAGAGTTAAAGACATGCTCATAAAGGGCAAAAATGAAAAACTAAAAGAATTTAAATAATGAAAGCAGATATATTTGAAGCGTATGCAAACGCGGTTGCTAAACAATTTCATCTTCAATTAGATGAGATGTTTAATAAAGATAAACGAAGAGACTTGGTTGACGCCAGACAAATGCTTTATTATCTATGTATGGAAAGACCTATTAGAGTCTCTTATATACAGAGGTATATGGCTGAGCATGGTTGCGACGTCTTTCATTCGACTATCATTCATGGTTATAAAAAGGCTAAGAAAATGGTAGAAGAAGATGAAGATTATAAAGCTATCGTCAATCATATTGAATTAATGAACTTAAAAGTTTAGAATGTTTAAACGTAGTGATATCATGAAGCAAGCTTTGGAAGACCCTAAAAGTATTAAGAACATATTACCGAAAGGTGTAAGTGTTATTGGTAGGGGTGTAAAGATTCAGGAGTTTGAAGACGGTGTCCAAATACTCAACATGGGAAAAGGCGGTGACTATTTTAAAGAGTGTTCCGATGAAGAGTATGATTTCTTTTATAGAGACGGCTGGCGTAAGGGTTGTACGCAAGTTAGCATGAGCAACTGCTTACATAAGCTGGCTATAATTGAATCAAGAATTAAGACTGAATTGAATACTCGTAAGAACGATAAGCATATTCAGAACTTAAAGAACCGCAGGGAAACGTTACTTAATAAGTATACAAATTTAAAATCAGAACTTAATAAATTATAATATGGAAAATGTTTATAAAAATCTGAGTGCAATCTCAGTAGCCGATAAGGTTGAAAAGAAAGGAGCTTATCCTTATTTATCTTGGGCTTGGGCTTGGCATTACGTTAAGCAAGAGTATCCAACTGCAAACAGAATCGTGTATGAAAATGAAATGGGTATGCCCTATTTTACTGACGGCAAGTTTGCAAATGTTAAAGTTGGTATTGTTATTAATGGTATTGAACACATCGATTATCTACCTATACTTGATAATGCGAATAGACCTATTCCTCTTACAAAACTTAATTCTTTCAATGTAAACAATTCAGTGCAAAGAGCTACAGCAAAAGCAATAGCTATGCACGGCCTTGGTTTATCGTTATGGATAGGGGAGGACACAGGTCGTTTAAACGAAGTGAAAGAAGTGAAAGATAAACCTGTTCAGAAGGAGCAAACCTTTGAATTAACTACAGACAAGTGGGACAAGGTCTTGATGTACGTAGCTAAGAATAAAGATAAAGGTTTGGATTACATTGTGGCACAGCTGTCAACAAAGTATAAGGTAACTCCTGCCATTAAAACTAAACTCAAGAAAGCTATTAATGGAAAGAAGTAAGATACTTAAGAAGCTTCAAAAGGATTCAGAGTATTATGGGAAGTTTGGAAAGCAGTTTTTATCTGCTTCTAATATCAGACAATTACTTTACAAGCCTACTGACTTTAATAAATCAGAAAAGACTTTACCCTTATTACAAGGAAGGTACTTTCATACAAAAATTCTGGAGCCAGAAAAGATAGACACGATACCAGTATTCAATGCTTCATCAAGAACAACCAATGCGTTTAAACAGTATAAGATTGAGCAACAGCTTGACCAGTACGATGTCCTTTTGACAAAAGAAAAGGAAGCGTTAGATGAGTTGGTTGATAAGATGTTAAGTAACTGGACTGTATTTGATTTGGTATACGGTGTTAATACTGAGTATGAAGTACCTAACATAAAAGAAATACATGGACACATGTTCAAAGGCAAGTGTGATGTATTGGTTCACGAACCATTTGAGCTGGAGATTGAGCATGACGGTGAGACTTTTATTATGGATTATCCAGACGGAGCTGTTGTAGATTTAAAAACCAGCTCTGACATATTCAAGTTTAGACATTCATGTTCTGCTTATTGCTACAATTCACAAGCCTACATATACCAGCAGTTGTTTGGTAAACCGTTTGTCTTTGTGGCTATAGGTAAGAACGATGGGTTATTAAAAGTTTTCCCTACGAGTCAAGAGTTTATAGACAAAGGAGAAGACAATGTTAAAAAAGCAATTAAAGTTTATGAGAAATTTTTTAGTAATGATGCGCCTTGCGACATCAATGATTACATATATACAGAAGTTCTATAAGTCGTTTAAACGTCGTTATAAAACTGATGATAAAAAATTGTGGATAGAAGTTCCAACTATCTACATGAGCAAAGAGGAAAGGGAGTCAACCATTCTAAATGCTGTGAATATTTTGGAGCGTAATATTAAAATTAAATAATATGAGTACAGAAGTTAAGAACGAAAAGTTATATTGTGGAAGCGGAGTTGAAAAGTTTGACGGTAATCTAATTGAGATTAGTGTTTGCCTATCAAAGATTCCACAAGAACATAGGTTCGAGTACGAAGGTAAGTGGTACACTAAACTCAAAGTCAACAAGAAAAAAGAGACTGACGAATATGGCAAAACTCATTCTGTTGAAGTGAACACTTGGAAGCCTGAACCTCAGGACGACTTGGGATTCTAAAAATTTTGGAAGCCGAAAGGCACGGCATAATTTAGGGGATAGGTGAAGAGAGAATTCACATTACTACATTTTAACCTTCCCCTTTTTTATGTTGACTATGACTAACTCAAATTAAATAAAACGATAGACAGAATAATTTTGATTTTATATTTACTTACATCTATATTATTACTTTACTTTGTCATTCACGTCATAAAAAATAGAATTAAATAGAATGGAAATAACAATATTTAAAGATATAAAGGTTACATCTCAACCCTTTTATAGGGGAGCTGTAGTTATTTTAAATAGAATAAAGGAGGGTTCTTCAAAAGATTTAGTAAAAAGAATTAGAGAAGAAAAAGATAAAGATAAAATTAATAATTTAAAACAAAAGCTTCCAGCTATTTGTTTCAGTGGTAAATTTACAAAGCGTAATGATAAATCCCTTAGCCAGCATAGTGGTTTAATTTGTTTAGACTTTGACGGCTACGATTCACAAAGAGATTTGTTACAAGAAAAAGAAAGACTTTCAAAAAATAAATATGTTTATTCTGTATTTATATCGCCTTCGGGTAAAGGATTAAAAGCTATTGTTAAGATACCACCTATCCCAGAAAATCATGTAAGTTATTTCAATAGCCTGGAAAAACATTTTAATTCTCCACAGTTTGATAAGACTTGTAAGAATGTATCACGTGTGTGTTATGAAAGCTATGACCCGCTTATACATATCAATGAGAACGCAAGTGTGTGGGATAAGCAAGAGGAAAAAGAATACAATGAGGTTATAAAGAATGTTGACAATCAAACCATACCTATTACTGATGAAAATAAAATTGTAGAAATATTAGTAAAGTGGTGGCAAAAGAAATACCCAATGAGCGAGGGTCAAAGAAACAACAATGCTTATGTATTAGCTGCAGCTTTCAACGATTACGGAGTTACAAAAACACTCGCTGAATATGTTCTTGGTGGATTTGAAACCACTACGTTTAAACGCTCTGAAATTAAAAGAACTATTGATTCAGCTTATGCACAGTTACAAAACTTTGGCACTAAGTATTATGAAGATGATGAGAAAGTAAACATGATAAAACATAAACTTAAAAGAGGTGTATCTAAAAAAGAATTAAGAACTCAGTTGACAGAGCTTGACCCTAATTTAGTAGAGAATGTTATTAATAGATTAGAGGAAGAGCAAAGTAATCATCAGTTCTGGACAAAGAATGAAAAGGGTGTAATAAAGATTGTACACATATCTTTCAAAAACTTTTTAGAAGAGAATGGTTTTTATAAATTTTGTCCTGAAGGTTCAAAGAATTACGTCTTTGTCAAGGTTACTAACAACCTCATTGACCATACCTCTGAAAAAGAAATCAAAGATTATATACTTAATTATCTGCTGGAAATCGACGACATATCTGTTTATAATTACTTTGCTGAACATACGAGATACTTTCGTGAAGAGTTCTTGACCCTTCTTTCATCTATCGATGTTTATTTTATTGAAGATAAAAAAGATACTTCTTACTTGTATTATAGAAACGGAGCTGTTGAAATTACATACAACAACATAAAACAAATTGATTACTTAGACCTTGGTGGATACGTTTGGAAAGACCACGTTATTGACAGAGACTTCGCTCTTTGTGAAAGTATAGATTGTGATTATCAAAAGTTTATTCAAAACATTTGTGGTAACGACATTCAGAGAGCAAGCAGTATGCGTTCTACTATTGGCTACATGCTTCACGGTTGGAAGAACCTGGCGTATTGTCCAGCTGTTATACTGAATGATGAAATGATTTCAGACAATCCTGAAGGTGGTAGTGGTAAAGGTTTGTGGGTAAACGGATTGAGTCACATGAAAAAAGTTGTAGTCATTGACGGAAAGTCTTTCAACTTTGAGCGTTCGTTTGCATATCAGCTTGTAAGTGCAGATACACAAGTGCTGTGTTTTGATGATGTGAAAAAGCATTTTGATTTTGAAAGATTGTTTTCAGTTGTTACTGAGGGTCTTACCTTAGAAAAGAAAAACAAAGACGCAATCAAGATACCATTTGCTAAGTCACCTAAGATAACTATTACAACCAACTACGCTATCAAAGGAAAAGGTACATCATTTGAAAGACGTAAGTGGGAGCTTGAGTTAGCTCACCATTATAATAAAGATTATACTCCACTCGAAGAGTTTGGTAAACTTATGTTTGGAGATTGGAACGATGAAGAGTGGTGTCAGTTTGATAACTATATGATTCAGTGTCTGCAGCTTTACTTAGAAAAAGGATTAATGAAGAGTGAGTTTGTTAATTTAAAGATTAGAAAACTTTCTGCAGAAACATGTCATGAATTTATAGAATGGTGTGGGGTTATAGGAGACAATCCTATACATGAAAAATTAAAGGTTGGCGGTAAGATACCAAAGAATGAATTGTATACTGACTTTGTTGAAGACAATCCTGACTTTGCACCTAAGTCAAGAATGAGTGTATCCAGGGTTAGATTTTCAAAGTGGCTTGTAGCATTTTCTTTATATCATTATGGCTGTGCACCCGAAGAAGGAAGAGATATGCACGCCAGGTGGATTAGGTTTAGAAACAAACATGAACTCGATGAACAACAAGATTTTCCATTCTAATGATTAAACTAAGACCATATCAAAAACAAATTGTAACACAGGGTGTAGAGCTTGTAACACGTTACGGTTTCGTGTA